AAGAAGGACGTTTTGTGTCTACTCCTCGTGTCCAAGCTTCCTTTGTAAATAAGGCAACTGGCGAATTCAAGCCATCCTGTGAATTTACTATTATGTTTGCTATTTCTAGTATCAAGCCAATGGTTGATGAACAGGGTGTTGAATTTGACCCCAAGAAGCTTGAGATTACTACTATTGTTCCGCAGTATGGCGGCAAGGTTGATATTATGAAGCTTCATGCCACCAATCCTAACGTCGTTGCAGCAATTGAGCAGTATTGGGAGACTGATAAGACTTTTAAAGCAACAGTTCGTCTCAACTTCTCCTCTACGACTGAGAAGATTATTGAGCAGATTGGTTTTGGTGAGCCGCAGGAGCGTATGAAGACTACTTCTGTGAAGGAGCTGGTTGTAATTGCTGGTTCTCAGGAACCGTTTGAGGGTGATGCCGCATACGATATGGATGACCTTGTCCAGGCAATGCGCGAACGCAAGGCTCGTCTTGACCAGATGAAGGCAGATGCAGGTAAGAAGAGTGCTCATAAGGCTCCCGCGCAAACTAGTTCCCTTTCTAATGTTGGAGCCGACCTAGGCTTCTAATTTTAGGGGGTAAGGGGAATGGGTATTGATATTCTTTCTTTACAACCAAATGTTATTTCAAGGGATCTTCGTCACAAATACGTGATGATTTACGGCAAGCCGAAAAGTGGTAAAACCACAGCCGCAGCATCATTTCCAAATTCAATCTTACTTGCTTTCGAGAAAGGATATAATGCTATTAGTGGTGTCCTTGCACAGGATATTACGAAATGGTCTGACGCAAAGCTAGTGCTTCGACAACTTGAAAAGCCCGAAGCAAAAGCTAAATTTGAAACAGTAATCATAGATACAGTTCCAATCGCCTGGGATTATGTTGAACAATATATCTGTGCACAAAATTCGGTTTCCAAGATTTCTGATATACCGTGGGGTTCAGGATTTTCAGCTTGCAAGAAGGAATTTGAAAGCTTCTTGAGAAAAATTACCTTACTGGGGTATGGCGTAGTTCTTATTTCGCATAGCGTTTCTCGAATCGAAAAAGACCAGAATGGCAATGAGGTCGAAATTATTTCTCCTGATATGCCAAAAAGAGCAGCAGAAATTTGTAATTCGCTCGTTGATCTAATTGGTTACATTGGAACGGAATATACTGAAACTGGTGAAGCCCGTCGATATCTTTATACCAGAGAAACTCCTCGTCTCTTTGCCGGATCGCGTTGGAAATATATGGAACCAAAAATTCCTTTTGGTTATAATGAGCTAGTAAAAGCAGTCAGTGATGCTATTGAAAAGGCAGAACGACTTGACGGAGCAAAAGTGACTGAAGTTGAAAAAACCAATGCTCAAACTTATGAAAAGCATGATTTCAATGCTACAATGAGTGAAGCTCGTGAAATTTGGACTTCGCTTGTAAATAAGGCACAAACGGACGAGGATAAGACGGATATTGTTCGCACAATGTCAAAGAAGGTTGAGATGATTTTTGGCCGAAAGATGAAGCTTTCGGAAGTCACTGAAGATCAAGTAGACCTCCTATACTTAGCTCTTCTTGACCTGCGTGATTTACGTGACAGCATGAACTAAATAGATATATGTTCAGAGGCATAGTGTAAGACTATGCCTCTGAATTTGTATTTTTACGAAATTTATGATATAATATTAGAAAGGAAAAGAATTGGAGTTGATAGAGTGAAACACGAAGTCAAATGCCGACTATGTGGGCAATACTTTGATGCCCAACTTGATGGATTAGACACCATTTATGTGATGCCTGCAAAGAATTATTATTATCATAAAACCTGTTATGATAATTGGAAGAAAGCGAATCTAAATGAGGACGACCAATGGCGCGACCGTATTTATGACTATCTCGCGCACGACCTAAAAATCAAATATGATTTTTTCAAATGCGAAGCTTTTTTCAAAAGCTTTATCAAATCAGAGAAAAAAGGAACATATAAAGGATGTTATTTTGCTTTGAAATATTTTTATGAAATTCAAGGTGGAGATAGGGAGAAAAGCTATGGCGGCCTTGGAATTATTCCATATGTTTACGCCAAATCTACCGAATACTGGTCGCGCAAAGAACAAGAAAATCGTGGCATCGTTGCTTCTATTGAAGAAGAAATCAAAAAACGTGAAGAGCTCCGCGCGAAAGCTCCTCTCCGTAAAATCAAAAAAGAAAAGACTCAAGCAAAACCAAAGTGGAACTTGGAGGACATTGAATGACAGATAAAAATACAGTGCTGCAAGTTCTCGGCGCACTTATGGCAAAGCCCCAATATCTTAGTCATACAGACAAATATATACTAACTCCGGATGACTTTCAAACAAAACTTGATAAATATATCTTCGCCGCAATCGACGGTCTTTACCGAAACGGCGCGACACGTATTGCTCCTATTGATATTGAAGGTTATCTAAAAAATAATGCGTCTGCACGCGTTACTTTTGAAACGGCTCATGGTATCGAATACCTCCAAGACGCGCAATACTATACAGACGAAGATAATTTTCTTCTTTATTATCGCCGTCTAAAAAAGATTAGCTTATTGAATTCTCTTCAAAAAATGGGCGTTGACACAAGTGAGTTTTTTATTGAAGATGAAACAAAGCCAGAAGCCTTTGAAGTCAACAAGAACTTTGAAGAATTAACAATTGAAAAAATTCTTCAAAAGGTTAAGTCTAAAATTCTAAAGCTAGAACAAAATTATAGCGAAAATGATGAAATACAGTCGTGGAACCTAGAAGAAGAAGTAGATGATGTGATTGATAGCTTCGGAGCTTCAGAAGGAATTGGTCTTCCAGTAAATGGAGATATTTTTTCTCATATCATAAATGGGGCGGAACTTGGTGCGCTAACTATCCGTAGTAGTGGAAGTGGTGGAGGCAAGAGCGCGCAGGCTGTAGCTGATGCTTGTCGATTAGCGTTTCCTTTTTATTATGATGACTATAAAAGAAAATGGATTAGAGTAGGTAATACAGAACCAGTTCTTTTCATAATGACAGAGCAAAAGCCAGAACAAATTATTCAAATGGTTCTAGGATATTTGACCGGAATTGAAAGAAGTAGATTCCGTTATGGAGATTTTTCAAAAGACGAATTAGAGAGAATAGAGACTGCGCGCAAGATTATCAAGCATTATAAGACATTGAAGTTGATGAGAATTCCCGATCCATCAATTGAACAAATCAAAAATATGGTGCGTGAACAGGTAATTCTTTATGGAAGTCGATATGTATTTTATGATTATATCTTTATTTCTCCAAAACTGCTTGAAGAATTTCGTGGGCACTCATTGCGTAATGATGAACTGCTTTTACTTATGACTACTGCTCTCAAAGACCTTGCAATTGAACAAAACGTCTGTGTCTTTACTTCAACTCAAGTCAATGCAAAAGCTGATGATAATACTGATATACGAAACGAAGCTTCTCTTGCTGGCGGTCGAGCAACCATCAACAAAGCAGACAATGGTGTAATCTGTGCACGACCAACAAAAGATGAAATTGAAATTCTCAATCAAGATGGAGTTCTTGACCAAGGTATTATTCCAGATATGGTAACAGACGTTTTCAAAGTTCGTTCTGGTCGATGGACACAGGTTAGAATTTGGAGTCAATTCAATGCTGGAACGCTTCGCAAACGTGATCTTTTCGCGACAGACCGTTATATGCGACCTATACCAGAACTCACAGAAGATGAGGCGCGCGGCCTCGTAAATTGGGAGCTTTCAAAAGAAGATGAAGAGTTCTTAAAAGAAATCAACAAGAAAGGAAAGAACTGATGGCAATCAATTATAAAGAAATAATTGAAAATCTTGAACCAGAGGATATTGAAAAAATTTTAGATAAGTTAGAAGTTCCTTGGATTGATAAAGGAGATTTTTTACTTTGTAAAACAGCTTGTCACAATCTAAATGTAGACGAGGCTTCTTGGAAACTTTATTACTATAAGAACACTCATCTTTTTTACTGCTATAGTTCGTGCGGTGCAATGTCAATATTTCAATTTGTTGAACATTGGTATGAGATGCGTGAAGTAGTCTTTGATTGGTATCAAGATATTTATAGTTTTATCCAAAGCTATAACCAATCTTACTTTGCTGAGGAAAAAGAGCTAAAAACAAAATATAAAAGTAATAAAGACAAGTATGTCGGACAAAAACTCCGACGTGAACTCCCAGAATTTTCTTCTAAGGTTCTTGAAACTTTTCAACATTATTATCCAGTTGAATGGTTGGAAGAAGGAATTACGGCACAAACAATGGATAAGTATGGGATACTTTATTCACCAATTCAGAATAAAATTATTATTCCTCATTTTGATGTAAATGGAAAACTAGTTGGAATTAGAGGGCGCGCGCTCGATGAATGGGAAGTTGAAAATGTTGGTAAATATATGCCAATTCAGGTAGAAAACACTTGGTATTCTCATCCTCTCTCTTTCAATTTATATGGACTTTTTCAGAATAGGAAAAATATTGAAGAAAGAGGCATTTGCTATGTGTTTGAAGCGGAAAAGTCTGTACTTCTTTCTGAAAATTTTTCTACACCGAATTGTGCGGTGGCCATTTGTGGCAGTCAGTTCAATAAATACCAAGTTGACCTTTTGATGCGGTTCGCGCACCCAAGAGAAATTATTCTTTGTTTGGATAACGAAGAAAAAGAAGGAAGCACAGAATATTTTGAAAAACTTTGGAAGATTTGTAATAAATATAAAAATTATTGTAGATTTTCTTTTGTTTATGACAGAAAAAATATAACAAAAAAGAAAGACAGCCCAGCTGATGAAGGAGAAGAAATCTTTCGTCAACTGATAAAGGAGAGAGTAAAAGTGTAATGAGATATCGACTAAAAAATCCAGAAATAAAAGAAAATTTTGGAGAAAACCTCCTTCGCGCGAGAGGAGTCCAAGACATTCAAGAGTTTTGTCATCCAGACGAAAGTTGCCTTCAAAGCTGGCGCGACTTAGAAAATATTGAAAGAGCAGTGAAAGCGATAGAGCTAACAATCAATGATGTACGTCCATATGCACTAATTGCTGATTGCGACGTTGATGGCGCAACATCATCTGCCATTATCTATCAATATTTGAAAAGGCTAAATCCAAAAAAAGAAATTCAATACTTTATTCATTCTGGAAAACAGCACGGCTTTTCTGATTTGATGGAACAGTTAGAAGATAAAGATTGGAGTATAATTATTGCGCCAGATAGTGCCACAAATGACGGCGAATATATTTCCCGTTTTAGTTGTCCGGTATTGTGCGTGGACCATCATATCAAGGAAGAGAATACAATTATTCCTTCAAATATGATTTTAGTAAATAATCAAACTTCACCTAATTATAAGAATAAAGATTTGTGTGGAGCTGGTGTCACTTGGCAGTTGTGTCGCGCGCTTGACGACTTTTTTATAAAAGACCTTGCTTGGGAATATATTGATTTATGCGCTTTAGGCATTGTCGCAGATATGATGTCAATGTTAGAGGTTGAAAATCAATATCTCGTTCAAACTGGCTTCAAAAATATCAAGAATAAAATGTTTAGAACTTTGCTTGAAAAGCAAGACTATTCAATGGGCGGAAAAATCACTCCAATCACAGTTGCTTTCTATATTGTGCCGCTAATCAATGCCATGATTAGAGTTGGGTCAATGGATGAGAAAGAACGCTTATATCTATCTTTTGTAATGCCCGAGGTAATGGTTGATTGTCATAAGCGAGGCGCGAAAGGCACAAAAGAACGTCTTTGTGTTGAAAGCACGCGTGAGTGCGTGAACGCTAAGTCTCACCAAGATAAAATGAAAGAGCAGATGGTTGAGAAACTTGAAGCCAAAATTTTCAAGAAGGATTTATTATCTAACCAAGTTCTATTTATTCGGCTAGAGGATGATGATGTATTTCCCGCAGAACTGAATGGACTTCTGGCAATGAGCATCGCATCGAAGTATAAACGCCCTACAATCGTAGCTCGTCTCAATAATGAAGGATATATTCGAGGGAGCGCTCGCGCGCCTGGAAATACAGAACTAAAATCTTTCAAAAATTTCATGGCTAGTACTAAACTATTTGAGTATACGCTTGGTCATGACCAAGCTCTTGGAATAAGTATTCTCGACCGTAATCTTTCTACTTTCCATGAAATTGCTAATAAAGAACTCTCAAAAATTGATTTCGGCGAAAATTACTATGACGTAGATTTTGTGATGCGCGCCGACGACCAAAAAATTGAAGAAGCCATTGAAGAGCTTTGCGCAATTGAGCAAGTTTATGGACAACAAAATGAAGAGCCGGTTATGGCAATTACCAATTTGAATGTGTCTCAGAACAATGTAAAAATTATTGGAAAGAATTTAGACACTTTACGAATTGAGAAGAATGGAATTACCTATGTAAAGTTCCGCGCGAAAGATTTGATTAGAGAGCTAAAAGACTTTCCAGGTGATATGGATATTACTTTAGTTGGCAAGCCAAATCTAAACGAATGGGGAGGTAAAACAACCCCTCAAATCTTCATAACTGATTTGGAGATTGAAGATAGTAGATTTGCTTTTTAGAGAAATTTGTGATATAATAGAAGTAAAGAAATTGGAAAGGAAATTTTCTTATGGATTTATCAAAAATTACTTCTGTCTCAGAATTGAGACAAATTATTGCAGAATGTGAAAAAAGAATTTCAGAATTAAATCCTTATGGAAACTTAAAAAGTTTATCCAATAAAGCCTTTGGTGAAGAATGGAGCGAGCCGTATATTCTTAGCCAAGTTCCAGCTCTGAGAAAAGATAACTCCGCTGGTCATGATATGTTTTCTGAAAAATATGGTAGAGTAGAGGTCAAATCTGCTCGGCTGCCGCTGAAAACAATTACTTATAATCAATGTCATCCATATGAGTGTGAATATTTTCTTTTCGTTAATTATGATACTGAAAATGGCGGAGAAGAGATATTTTTTATTCCTAGTAGAGATATTACAAATGAACAATTATTTTCTAAAAGTAAACAACATTCTAGGATAGAAGAAAGCTGTTATACAATTTCTGGCTCAACCAAGAAAAATAAACAATCTTTTTCTAAATACCGTTTTATGACTTTTTCTGAGCTAAATAAATTCTTAGAGGTATGATATGGGAAAAATTGCAAATGATAAATATTATACTGAAAATAGTATAGCCAAGTACTGCGTTGAAAAAACTTTTGAAATTCTTGGAACAGATTGGGACAGAATTATTGAGCCATCAGCAGGAGCTGGGGCATATCTGGCTTATTTGCCAAATAACACATTAGCTTATGATATTTTGCCTGAAGGTCCAAATATTATTCAAGCTGATTATAGAGATATAAAACTCCCTTATGAAGAAAAATCTCTTGTGATTGGTAATCCCCCTTTTGGTAGAGCTAATAAACTTTCTGTTCAATTTATAAAAGCTTCTTTAACCCATTCGCCATATATTTCACTCATTCAGCCAATTAGTCAATTAAATCAAAATAGAACGATGAAAGATACTGAACTATTATATAGTGAAGACTTAGGAACTTTACCTTATAGCGGAAGAAAAGTTCATTGTTGCTTGAATATATATCATTATTGTAAGAATGGACATAAACAAAATTATGACATTCCAGGAATTCTGGAATGCAGGCATATTTTTCGGACTGGTAAATATAAGCACCCAGATGATATATTAAATTATCCTTGGGACTTCCGTGTTTCCGCTTGGGGGACAATAAAGCTATTGGATGAAGGTGAAACCTGTCCTAATGAAATAGTTTTTAGATGTGACGATAATATAAAAGAGTGGTTAGAAAAAAAGCTAAAAGAATGTAATTATAAAAATTTACTTCAATGTGTTGCTTCGCCAAATTTGCCTGCATGGAGACTCCGCAAATGGCTAAAAGAACAATGGGAGAAAGAAAATGATAAAAATTTATAAAATTGAAAATTTTACAAAAGAATTAGTTGCTTCACTCCCTAATACTCTTCAATCTTTAGAAGAAATTGAAAATTATATTCTTTTTGAAGACGAAAATATCTATAAAAAAATTCAAATAGACGAACTTTATTATTTAATTGATGAAGAACCATGGAGAATTGTAGGAATAATGAGCTTACATAAGGGATGGAGCTTTTTTGACGTGGCCGAACATGATGATAGGGTTAGAATAAAGAAGGTATTTCCAGATAAAACTTGCCATATAATTGGCGAATAAAAAGGAGGAAGAGAATGGACGAACGAAAACTAAAGTACCCTGGTTCTCTACATAATCATCTTGACTGGTCAAATGAACGTCTTCGTGACTGTATCATTAAGACTGAAGATTTGATTGATTATGCAATTGAACTAGGACATCAAGTAGTAGCCATTACCGACCATGAAACCGTCTCTGGCGCAGTTCGCGCTGAGAAATATTATCGAAAGGTAAAAGAAAAGAATCCTGATTTTAAGCTTATTCTAGGAAATGAGATTTATCTTTGCCGCAATGGCCTCAATGCTTCTAATTATAAAGCAGGTCAAGACAAATATTATCACTTTATTCTTCTTGCAAAAGATGCAATTGGTCACCAACAAATCCGTGAACTTTCTACGCGTGCTTGGCTTCGTAGCTATACGGCGCGAGGCATGAGACGTGTTCCGACTTATTATAGCGATTTATTTGAGATAATTGGTGCTAACCCAGGACATATTATTGGTTCATCAGCGTGTTTGGGTGGCTGTCTTCCTACTCAACTCCTTCGTGCGAAGACTGAACCAGAGTTGTTACCAAAAATTTATAATTGGATTAGTCAATTAGATAACTTATTTGGACATGGTAATTTTTTCTTTGAAATGCAACCAAGCCATAATAAAGATCAAGTCTATGTAAATCAACGACTCTTTGAACTTTCAGAAGAATTAGACATCCCCTATATTATTACAACTGATAGTCATTACCTAAAGAAAGAAGACCGCACTATCCATAAAGCATATCTAAATGCTCAAAATGGCGATCGTGAAGTTGATGACTTTTACGCGTCTACGTATATGATGAATACGGAAGAACTTGAAAGTTATTTTGGATATTTTTCAAGGGAACAATTAGAAAAAGCATATAGAAATATCCTTAAGATTAGAGAAACCTGTGAAGATTATAGCCTACTAAAACCTCTAAGAATTCCAGAATTAGAGTGGTACAAGTATCCACAAAATAAAGATGAATATCTTTTCTATAAAAATAAAATCCCACTTCTTGAAACTTTTTATAATTCTAATTATATTGGTGATAGACATCTTGTTTGGGCAGTTATTGATGGTATAAAATCTCGACGCGGGCTTCAAACGAATGAGGCTTATAAAGAAATAAATGTGTGTCTCGATGATACTTGGCGTTCTTCTATCAAAAATAATGCTCATTGGTCTGCATATTATCTAAATCTTCAAAAAAATATTGATTTGTGCTGGGAGGCTGGTTCTCTTGTTGGGCCAGGGCGGGGGTCTGGTGCAGGATTTATTCTACTATACGTACTTGGAATTACTCAAATAAACCCGCTTCTTGAAGAGACGAAAGTATTCCATTGGCGCTTTTTGAACCCTGATCGAGCTTCGGTTCTTGACTGTGATACAGATATCGAAGGAAGTAAGCGTGCACAAGTCCTTCAAAAGTTTCGAGACTTTTATGGCGAAGACAGAGTGTCTAATGTGGCAACCTTCAAAACCGAAAAATCCAAGTCTGCTATTCTAACTGCCTGTCGCGGCCTCAATATTGAGGTTGATATTGCTTCTTATCTAGCTGGACTAATTCCATCCGACCGCGGCCAGTTACGGTCTTTATCACAATGCATGAATGGTGACGAAGAGAAGGACTTCAAGCCAATCAAACAATTTGTTTTTGAAATGACGGAAAATTATCCAGAAGTTTGGGCAGTAGCTTCTAAAATTGAAGGATTGATTTGTGGAGTTGGAATACATGCTGGCGGAGTAATTTTTGTTGATGAACCTTTCACTAATTCTACGGCTCTAATGCGCGCGCCAGATGGTACGATTATTACTGCTTTTGAGTTACATGATTGCGAGGATGTATCACTCATTAAAATTGACATGCTCTCTATTGAAGCCCTTGATAAAATTCATAATGAGTTAGATTTATTAGTAGAATATGGCTATATAAAACCAGAAGCAACATTACGAGAAACCTATGAGAAAATCATTGGAATTTATAATCTTGAGCGCACCGCCCTAAAAATGTGGCAAATGGTTTGGGAGCATAAAATTACCAGTCTTTTTCAAATGGAAAAACAAAGTGGTATCAATGGTATCGCGCTAACGCATCCAAAAAGTGTCAGTGAATTAGCGGTTTTGAATTCAGTTATTCGTCTCATGGCTCCTGAAAAGGGTGCAGAACAACCTCTTGATATGTGGGCCAGATATCGTTCCAATATCATAGAATGGGAACGAGAGATGCGTACATATGGCCTAAGTCAGGTCAATATTGATTGGCTAATGTCGCACAACGCTATTACCGATGGTATTTGTGAAAGTCAAGAAGGAATGATGCAGCTTCTACAAGAAGAACAACTTGGTGGTAATAGTCTGACCTTTGCAGACAAATGCCGTAAGGCCATTGCAAAAAAACAAGGTAAGCTTTTTGACGAATGTGAAAAGGCTTATTTTGAAAATGCTCAAGAAAAAAATTGTGATATGAAACTTGTTCATTATGTCTGGGACATTTTACTTCGTGTTCAGCGTGGTTACTCGTTTAACTAATACAAGACGAGTATAAATCCTTGAAATTGCGGGAAGTTCCTTAGAGTCTAAATAACTAAGCAATATTAGTGATAATGTTGTGGCTTCTCAGAAAGAGAGAAGGTATAGTAAAATCATTTAGAATTGGATAATCCGCAGCGAAATTTCTTATTTTAGTGTATTCTTATTTGGATAGGGTTACTTATTCTTAGGAGGGATATACTATGGGTTATCAGAAAATATCAAAGGAAGATGAATTAAAATTAGTCGAAGAATATAGGAATGGCGCGTCAGTTTCAGAGTTAATGAGTCGATACGGTTATAAGACAAAAAAATCTATAACTGATAAAGTAAAAAAATATTATCCAAACGAATATCAAAATATTATACAACAAGCTCAAGATAATCGTCGAGGATATACTTATTCATTGTCTGAAATTAAAAGTCCATTTGACGCATATCTAATCGGGTTAATGCTTACAGATGGTTACTTATTGAGTGACCGAGATGGCATAGGATTAGATATGGTGGATGAGGATGCCATTGCTTTTATAGCTAAAGGAATTGGCACAACTTATAAAGCTTATTCTCAGGCTGGAAAACAAACAAGATACAGGGTATTGATAAACAGGCCGGGTATTCAGGCCGAAGTAGCTCGCTATGGTTTGATAAAAAATAAAACATATATTATACCAGCACCACAGTTTTATGAGCAAGAAATAAAATATTTACCTTATGTCATTCGTGGCATAATAGATGGCGATGGCTGCGTTAGTAAAACTTCTTATGGTGGCGCTCAGTTTTATATAGTTTCTGCGTCTATTGAGTTTATTAAATGGATTGAAAAAATTCTAACAGAAAACTTCTTCATGGAAGATTTACATATAAGAAAAACTGAAGAAAATTTATATAGAATTGAAACAGCTAACCAATTCAATATCCTAAAACTAATTGCTATAGTTTACAATAAACCTTTTGGTATGAATAGAAAATACATTGAAATAAGAAAAACGTTCAGAGACTATAATAAGGACTTTTTCATTGGAAACAATGAAATTGATGGTATAGTCCAGACCGCAACAGAATAATCTGGCATAGGAAACTATGTGCGGTAAGGTTGTCGTGCGCACACCCTTTCATATTCTCTTGTGGCTTTGCAAGAAATGAATTTGGCTTATCGCTTTCCAATTATTTTTTGGAATTGTGCTTGCTTAATTAGTGACAGTGGTGGCAATGAACAACAGGGTGATGATAACGATGGAAATGAAGAAGAGGACACGTTCACAATAGAAAAATATACTGATTACATAGAAGAATTCGATGATGACGATGAAGAAGATGAAGAAGATGATACTGAAGTCAATAAAGTCTTAACAACTAAAAAGAAGAAAAAAGTAAAAGTAAGTAATTACGGTAAAATTGCCGCGGCGCTTGGAAAAATGCAAGCAGCTGGAATTACAGTTGCTCCACCAGATATAAATAAATCCACTTTTACATTTTCTCCAGATGTTGAAAATTCAATTATTCGTTTTGGTATGAATGGTATTACAAAAGTCGGTCAAGATATTGTAAAACAAATAATCGAAAATCGTCCTTACACTTCAATCCCAGACTTCCTCTCAAAAGTAAAAATCAACAAGCCTCAAATGGTAAATCTCATAAAGTGCGGTGCTTTCGACAGTTTCGGCCAACGCGAACAAGTGATGCACGAATATATCAACCTTATTAGCGACGCAAAGAAACGTATTACTCTCCAAAATATGAAAATGTTGATTGATTTTGGACTTATTCCAAGCGAATACGATTTTGTTCGCCGGGTCTTCAACTTCAACAAATATCTAAAGACATCCAAAGTAGATGATTTATTCCTTTTAGATAACATTGCGATGGTTTTCTTTGATAAGAACTTCTCAATCGACAAGCTGGTTGAGGACGCTCGCGCGGAAAGTGGCTTTGGCATAAAGCAAATCACGTGGAAAAAAATCTATGATGAAGTAATGGATAGAATTCGTCCCTACGTCAAAGAGAATAATCAAAAACTTCTTTCTTCTGTAAATAGTCGATTGACAGAAGATGTGTGGAATAAGTATTGCCTTGGAAATATAAGTAAATGGGAAATGGACAGCGTTTCTTGTTATTTCCATGAACACGAACTCGCACATGTCGATAACACATATTATGGCTTCTCGAACTTCTTTGACTTAGCAGAAGAACCAGAGATTGAGCGAGTTTTTGAAATCAAGGGTAAACGTGTTCCAATCTTCAAAATTCATCGTATCTATGGAACCGTTCTTGACCGTGATAAGATGAAGAAATTAGTGACACTTTTGACGCCAGATGGGGTTGTTACAGTAAAGATTTTTGGTGAAGTCTTCAATATCTATGATCGCCAAATTTCTGAAAAAGGTGTGGATGGCAAGAAACACGTCAAAGAAAAATCTACTTTTGCACGTGGAAACAAAATTGTAGTGTGTGGAATTCGTGATGGTGATAGCTTCCGCGCGAAAAAATATAAAGCAACCCCCTACCATCTTTGTGAATTGATTGAAGAAGTTTATCCAGATGGTAAAATAAAAATGCGCCCAAGGTTGGAGTTAGATGAATGATAGTTGGAATTCATGATTATGATTTTTTTCATTATTGGAATGTAATGCCAAATCTTGAGTGTGCGAAGCTTCTTGCCTACTACAAGAAGAAAAGAGATATAACGCTTTTGGCTCCTACTTTGGAGCCAGAACGTTATAATTCTTTTTTTGTAAGAAAAGATTACGAGGATAGATTGTATCCAAAAGAACTTTTTTTACCTAATGTAGGATATGGTGGTCGCGCGGTATCATTAGAAAATTATGTTCCTTTTTCAAAAGAAATTGAAAGTATTGTCCCTGATTTTTCTCCGTATGAAAAATATGAAAGTTACTTCGGAGTAGATAAGGCTACTTTTAAGAGGATTTTACGCGCAGGACATGGACGTCTTTCGCGTGAAGGCCATGGTATTGATAGCTTTGTGGAAAAGCAACTCAAAGCACAGATTTTTCCAAAAACATCAGGTATTATTCTTCATGATTATAACCTTGGACAAGTTGAAGGAGCCGTTAGTTTCCTGAAAGAGTTATCTAATTCTCGTTTTGGTGTAAATAATCCTGAAAAAATTCACGTGTTGCCAATTGGGATGAAATTTCCGCCAACTGTAAGCACAAAAGAAGAACTCTATGAATGGCTTAGTCTTCCACCTCTTTCAGGTATTTTCCAAGTTCAATATGAAGACCTGATGCCTGATAAAATGGTAAAAGAACTATGTGATGATATTCCTGCTAGAACTGCGCGGAAAATTATATATAATCCGTTTTCCACAACATTTTGTGATGAGCAAATCCTAGAAACACTACCTATTGTATACAGACAGTGTTTATACTTATCTACTCATAAGATAAATTTTCTACTTACTCTTGGTAGAGAATCTCCATTTTCACAAGAGTTAGAAAACCTTTTTCGACTTTGGAATGAATTTTTTCAAAAAAGCCAAGATAGAAAACTGACCACATTATATTATTACCTAAAAGCAAAATCTCAGTATAATTCTGGTCCAATTTTTACAGAGAAATCTCTCTCTCCAAAGACTTCCCTTGAGGAAAATCGGAAAAGCTTTATATATATTCGTGAAAAGAATTATGAACTTTTCAAGATGTTCTACGAGACAATCTCTGTCCATTATGAAAAGGAGATGTTTATAAATGACTAATTTAGAAATAAAACAAAAAATAGATGAAAATAATAGTATTATTGAACAGCTAGTAACACCAAATAAATTCACCCTAAATAATACTGTTGCTAAATTATTAGAAGAAAATAAAAAACTTCAAGCACAATGTCACCATAGCTTTATTAATGGATATTGCGAATATTGCTATGCGGAGGAAAAAGAATGAATATCAAAAAAAGAGACGGCCGTTTAGTTCCATTTGAGAAGGGCAAAATTGAGATTGCAATAAATAAGGCTTTTCTTGAAGTTGACGGTTTAACGAATGACGAAGTTACTGTAGCAATTGCAGACTGGATTGAGGACAATCTTCAAGACGAGACCGGTGTTGAAGAAATACAGGATAACATTCAGAGAAAGCTGATTGAAAGTGGTTGTCAGGATGTTGCTATTGCTTATATTCGTTATCGATATCTTCATGAAATGGCACGAAAAAGCTATAACGATTTGATGAGTGCAGTGTCTGAAAAAATACAAGCAACTAATGTTCAAAATCAAAATGCCAATGTAGATGAACATTCTTTTGGCGGGCGTATCGGAGAAATGAGCGATTTGGTCATGAAGCGTTATGCTTTAGACTATTGTGTCTCCCCAATGGCTCGTGTAAATCACGAGAATAATGAGATTTATATTCATGATTTGAACTCTTATGCTGTTGGTTCACATAACTGTCTTTCACTACCTTTTGATGACTTGCTTGCTAAGGGTTTTGATACACGACAGACAGACGTTCGTCCCGCACAGTCTATTAGCACAGCAATGCAACTAATTGCAGTAATTTTTCAAATTCAATCTCTAAACCAATTCGGAGGCGTTGCTTCAACACATTTGGATTGGACTATGGTTCCTTATGTTAGAAAAAGTTTTAGAAAGCATTATATCAATGGCTTAAAATACTTTTGTGATATTGATGATAAGGAACTTTTTGGACATATTCCCGAAGATGCTGGAATTGAAGACGAAGAGTATAAAATTTATGACAAAGCATACAAGTATTCCATGGATATGACTAAAAAAGAATGTTATCAAGCAGTTGAAGCCATGTTCCATAATCTAAATACACTTCAATCGCGTAGTGGCTGTCAGTTGCCATTCACGAGTATCAATTATGGTACTTGTATATTACCGGAAGGTCGTATGATAACAAAAGCTATCTTAGATATATCAATAAAAGGAATTGGTAAGCTTCATCGGACAAGCGTTTTTCCGTGTCAAATTTTCCAGTGTATGAAAGGAGTAAATCGAAAGCCAGAAGACCCAAATTATGATTTATTTCAATTAGCATTGAAATCTACCGCTTTACGTCTTTATCCGAATTATTGTAATGTGGATTGGAGCGTCAATATAGGTTATGATAAAAATGACCCTAAAACCTATGTGTCAACCATGGGGTGCAGAACTTATAACGGATTTGATATAAATGCAGAACCAGGTGTAAATCCTCAAACAAAGGATGGGCGCGGCAATATTTGCCCAGTTACTATTATCATGCCAACTTTAGCTATGGAAGCAAAAGAGGAGTATAATACCGATGTAATGATGGATAGAGATGATAAATCTATTATTGACCTTTTCTTTGGCATTCTTGACAAGAAAATTCATGAAGCAAAAGATATGCTCCTTGAACGCTTTGAATGGATTTGCGCGCAACCACCAGAAGCAGCATCTTTTATGTATGAAAATAATACAATGACTGGTTATCACCCAGAAGAAGGAATTAGAAGTGCGCTAAAGCATGGAACATTGGCAATTGGTCAAATTGGTCTTGCTGAAACTCTTCAAATTCTGATCGGAAAAGACCATACGACAGAATATGGAATGGACCTTGCAAAAAGAATAGAAAAACTATTTCAGCAAAGATGCGCTGAATTCAAGAAAGAATACCATCTAAATTTCGGCGTATATATGACACCAGCTGAAAACTTATGTTATACTTCGATGGAAAAATTCAAAGAAAAATATGGAATTATTGAAAATGTTAGCGATAAAGATTACTTTACCAATTCTATTCATATTCCAGTATGGAAAAAAATATCTCCAATAGATAAAATTGATATTGAAAGTCAACTAACTGGGTACTCTAATGCAGGATGTATCACTTATATCGAATTGGAAAGCGGAATAAAGAATAACCTTGAGGCACTTGAAACAATAGTAAATTATGCAATGGATAAAGACATTCCTTATTTCGCTGTAAACGTTCCGAATGACCAATGTATGAATTGCGGCTATTGTGATGAGATTGGAACAAACTGTCCTGCCTGCGGAGGAAAGAATATCAAAAGATTACGTCGGGTAACTGGCTACCTTACTAATGATTATAAAACAGCTTTCAATCTTGGAAAACAACAAGAAGTAGAAATGAGAGAAAGACATGACCAGATTGAGGTGGACAAATGAAATACCAGAAAATCTATTCTTTTGACACTGCTGATGGAAAAGGTATTCGAACTTCAATCTTTGTTTCTGGTTGCACTCTCCATTGCAAAAATTGCTTCAATCCAGAGGCTTGGGATTTTAATGCTGGAAAATTATTTACCTCAAAGCAATTTTTTCAAATCTTGGAGCTACTAAAACGTCCTTACTGTGCAGGTCTGTCAATTCTCGGCGGAGAGCCTTTTGACCAAATTGACAATGACCTTCTGATTGAATTATGTAAATCTGCGCATGTCATGGGGAAAAATGTTTGGGCTTGGTCTGGACATCAATTTGAAGAATTATTGAAAAACGATAAAACGCGCAGTCTCTTGGAAAATTGCGATGTTCTAGTAGATGGGCGTTATGATAATAAGCTGCGCGATCTTAGTTTAGCATGGCGCGGAAGCTCTAATCAAAGAGTTCTTGACGTCAAAGAGAGCCTCACACAAAATAAGCCAATTCTATATAAAGAGGGCTAATATGGAAAGTAAAGAAGTAAAACAAATCACGACCCAGAAATCGCAAATTGAGAAACTTTTAATAACTCTCAATAGATGTACAGATGACACTCCTATTACTTTTGAGTATGTTCTGATGTGCCTTTTTCCTAAGGTTTGGAATAATATCCAAAAAGCGTTGAAGGACGCATATATGAATGGCTATCTACAAGCAAAGCAAGAATTTGAAAAAAACTAAAATTTTTGGTATAATATTTTTATAAAGAGTAAAGGGGATTAGTTTGATGACGCACAAAGAGGAACGCTTTTTCAATATCGCGCGTGAAGTCAGTTATTTATCTGATTTCAAGCAGACAAAGGTCGGCGCGGTTGTTGTTAGTGGCAATAGGATTCTTTCTTCTGCTTGTAATAGTCAGAAGACTCGTCCTCTTCAGCACCGTTATAATATTTATCGAAATTTTGATGACTACGAGAATTCAATCGCGCGAGAACACGCAGAGGTCGCTGCACTTTCTCCTCTTATTGGGAAAGATATTGAATGGGATAAAGTCAATATCTATGTTTATAGAGAACACAAAAATGGAGAAAGAGGCTGTAGCAGACCCTGCGCGGCGTGCGCGCGACTGATACGAGACCTAGGAATAAAGACAGTTTATTATTTGAATGAAAGTGGAGATTATGTAAAGGAGAAAATTATTTGATGAGAGTTGAAAATGTAAAGATTTATGACTTGGAAGAAAGTCTTCATGCTTCAGGGTATCCTTTGAGAACTACAACCGATTGGGAAGAGACAGTAGAAGCCGCGCTAAAACGAGCGAAGAACCTATCTCACGCCGCTGATTGGGTTGGCGCGCACGACCAATTCCTTACAGGTATTCTCGTGAGTTTTGACTTGCGCTTTTCTAATAAAGCGTGGATTGAAATGGAGAGGTATATCTTCAAATTTTTTGTTAGTTCACAATCCACTATGCACTGTGCCACAAAATTTTCCCTAAAAGAACAATGCAATAGATATGTTGATTCACGCATCATTGATATTGTCCAAGGAAAAATCAATGAATACAACCGACTTTCTGCGCTAAAAGGACAAAACGAGGAAGCAAAGCAAAGTCTCTCGAAACAGAAAACAGAACTTTATCTTGAAATTTTGTATAATATTCCTCCTGGCTTTGAACTTACAGCGCGGCTTACCACAAATTACCGTTGTTTGAAGAATATCTGGCGTCAGCGTCGTAGCCATAAGCTGCCGGAATGGAGAGAATTTTGTAAGTGGATTGAGACACTTCCTTATGCTAAAGATTTGATTTGCTATGAAAATGAAGAAAAGAAAACCAGTAGCGCAATTACGCTTGACCAAGTTATGGAACAACTAATAAAAATTGAGGACAAGATTACTAATAGTCCGCTAATCATAACTTCTCCTGCAACTGTTCCTTATACGCAAAAACCTTATGAAATCGGCACTCCTGGTAATCCATGGTATGCTACGTGCAACTGTAATGAAAATACGAACTATCAAGTGGAGGCAAAAAATAATGACACTCTATAAAAAGACAGAAGAACTAATTACCCTAAGTGAAAACGAAGCAAAAGAAACCATTGAAACATACCGTCAAAAAGCACGCGAAGAAGGCTTCCAAATTACCTCGGCTGGTTACACTTATAAGACAAAGAAGTCTAAAGGAATTATCACTGATGAGGTATTTCTTGTCAAGGTCCAAATGACATATTGCTCTCTGTGGGGTGAAGAGGCCGAATGAACGTAGAACCAAATTCTAAAAAAGTTGTTGAAGAAGTGCGCGACGCGCTTTCTCAACTAAATAGTCTTGATGGAAATTCTATTGATGCTATTGCTGTTCTGTTATCAATGGATGATGCTCAATTTGAATTAGTGTCCCCTGGCATTCTGGATAGTTTCCTTCGTAGTCTCAATACTACGAACGCGCGCCTAATGCTTGCGCAGTCTATCAATGCCACTGGCTCTACAGCAGAAAGCGTCCAGGACGAATTTCTCCAATTGGTAAATGAAATTGATATAATTACTGACCTGACTGCACCAAAGCGAGATTTTCTCAAAAAGCTACTGCGCGGCATCAATACGGCTATTAGTGAAACAGAAGGTATCGCAAAACGTTATATCCAAATTCCTTTTGTAAAGTGCCATCCAGACGCAAAAATGCCTGAGTATGCGCATCCCGATGATAGTGGAATGGATGTTTATGCAGTGGATGACTATGTGATTCATCCCGGCGAAACAAAGCTTATTCCAACTGGCATCAGGGTGGCTGTTCCAAATGGTTATGAAATTCAAATTCGTCCAAAGAGTGGTCGCGCCCTCAAGACAAAAATGAGAATTGCTAATTCAATTGGGACGGTTGATGCTGGATTTAGAGGGGAGCTTCAAGTAATTATTGAAAATATTGAGCCTCCAATCAAGGACATCACTTATGATTTTGATGATAATGGTCGCCCTATCATTACCTCAATTCTTAGAGGTAGTGATATGACAATTGGAAAAGGCGAGAAGTTCGCGCAACTTGTTCTAATGGAAGTTCCCAAGGCAGTTCTTTTCCAAGTTGAGAATCTTGATGATACAGAAAGAGGTAATGGAGGTTTCGGCTCCACCAATCTAAAGTAAATAACGGAAGTGAGTGAATGGCTAAGATACAACTAGACGACATAAAAGCCGAGATTGAAAAAGACGGCTGGAAGCTCATTTCTACAGAGTATAAAAATCTTGATACTATAATGGAATTTGTGTGTTCAGAGGGGCACCAAGTATTTGCGCCATGGAAAAAAATTCGTATGCGGCGTGAATGTCCTTTCTGTAAAGACAATCCCTATAAAGAAATAAAATTAGAAGCAATTCCAAAGAAAAAAGGAAGCTTTCGTGTTCTTGGACTTGACCAAGCAACAAAACGAAGTGGCTTTTCAATCTTTGAAGATAAAAAATTGATAAAGTATGGATACTTTGATGCGCCTGAAAATACAGATGAAATTGCGCGTGACCATCGCATAAAAGAATGGATGATGTCAATTATTTCTACTTTTGAGATTGATTTTGTTGGCATTGAAGGAATTCAATATGAACAGAATTATGGAGTTACAACATTTCAAACACTCGCGCGCCTTCAAGGAATTTTGATGGAAACATGTTTCGCGCGCAACATTTTATTTGAAGTATGTCCTACGAATACATGGCGCGCGCACTGTGGCGTAAAGGGACGCTCAAGAAGCGACCGAAAAGCTTCAATGAAAAATCTAGTAAAACAATGGTATGATGTAAGTGTAAATGATGACTGCGCGGACGCCATTGGAATTGGAAAATTTGTTTCTGATAGAAACTTTCCTCAGAAAGAAATTGTTCAATGGGAATAAAAGAGAGGAGCCGAAGCTCCTCTCCCAATTTCAATAAGATTTGACTTTTCTTTCTATTTTATCATGCCATTCTTGTAGAGCTTCATGAGCCTCTTCCCACATACATTTATGAACAGTTTCCATCGAAATTTCCTTTTCTTTCGAAACTTCTTGTTCAAATAATTTGTGAAAATCAGAGAAATGTTGAAGACGATATTGCGCGTACTTTGCTATTTCATCCGCGAGAGTTTTGTCACCTTCTTCTCGGATACAAAAAGCATAATCAATCATCATTTCCGAATCTTTCAAATCGTCATACATTCCCTTATAAAGCGCTTTGTATTTTTTCATTTCAGGACCTCCTTATGCGAGTTTTGTAATTACTACATTGACATTGGAATAAGTAGTATCTAAACCCGCATTTTGGAAGGTTAGAGTGGTAGTATTATTTATGGCACAACAGGAAGGAAGTACTTGGACAATTTTTGAAAAATTTACTGTACGAATATCAGTGGCCGAAGCTGATGTTTGAGTGGCTGTTGCTCCTGGCAGAGCTACACCATTTTTCAGTAAATTTACAGTAATTGCGCCAGCGGTTGTGCCAGTAATAGCACCAGTACCTGTAAAAGAAACATAGTAAAAACCTGGACGTTTTAGAGTAAACGAAGTAGAACCAGCAGAATGAAGCACAGTACAACCAGTCAGGACATCATTTGTTGCGAAAGATAGTAGTCCTTCTGGCGCTATGGTTTGAGAAGTATTTGTATAACTTTCAATCATTTTATTACCTCCGATACGAATTTGTACTCTCGGTAATAGCTGTTAGATGCCGCAGCCGCAATTGTAACTAGAGCCGCAAGTGCCACCTACTGACTGATAAGGGCTGCAAGTAATATACGCAGGCTGTGGAAATGGACGTAACGTCCCAATAAGAGTAGCGTTCTGAGTCTGTTGAGAAAGCTGGAACTGCGCATTCATTAGGTCTCGGTCGCGGTCGGCTAGTTTGTCGCGAAGGTCTTGCATCGTATTTGCGTTGATTAGCGCACGAGTTGCTTCACCTTCAGCATGGATGGCAGTTGTAATTTCGCAGGTATTCTTGTAACCTTCGGAAGAAAGGTCTTTGATGCCACCCTTGATTTCACAGCAGCATTGCTGTTGAGCAAATCTGTTCTCTGCCAGAGCGGACTGAGTGGAATAGAAGCCGTCCTTGACTACGGCCTGATTACCATAGAAGCCGTCTTTCATTCCGCTATTGATTGCATAGAAGCCGTCACAGACACCATTAGTAATACCACGGAGCTGACTATTGACGTCTTGATTGTTGAAACCTTCAAAGAGATCGGAACGAGTTAGCGCGCCTTGAACAGCAGCGTCAGCATTTCTGTTACCAAATAGACCGCCATTTCCACCGAGAAGAGCTAACCAAACCAAATAGATAAAAGGATTGTCCCATGCTCCGCTCATACCATTATCGTTATCCTTTGTTAGGGCGAGAATATCGCCAGCAGATAAACCTTCAGTTCCCATCATTGTAATAGAAACCTCCTAAAATATATATTCCAAAAATAATTTGTCTTCCGGACGACAACTTATTTTAGGTTCAAAAGGAAATTTAAACCTTGTTCAATTTGTTCATCAGGTATACCTTGTGCGCGAGCCTGTTGAGCTAGTTGGACAAGGTTTTCTTTTGTCAATTTTGGTGCCATCTGACAAAAACGTTGAGGGTCAATAGGCGGATTTTGAGGTCGTTGCTGTTTTTGACTCATTTGTATCATCATTTGTAATGGATTAGAGTTCATTATTCAATTTTCCTCCTTTTAGCTGCTTTTTTAGTTCAGCTACTTCTTTTTCAAGAGCTGCCACCCGTTCATCAGAGGTTTGATTAGCGCGAGTTTCACATGGAGTTAGAGTATATGCCAGAAGCGTTGGCGCTCCATTCTGCATTGATTTCAAAAACATTATTGCTTCATTAGGACATAATGCTACTGAAATCCCTCCACCGACAGGAATATTAGCTATTTCCATAGAATTATTTATTATATAAACATTTCCCTGTGGTTGCGGAAAGAACTGTGTCGCTTGATAAGAGTTGGTTTGATAAGGATTATAACCTGCCATTTTTATTCCTCCTTTACTCCTTCTATATATAAGAAGCTTAGGAACTGATAAAATAAAAAGAAGAGACTAAAGTTGTAATAAGTTTGGTGAAAAGCTACAACTTTAGTCTCTTTTATTATATTAGTCCCTGATAAAAGGTAAAATCACTTGAAGATTTTCTGGTGATAAATTTACTTCTCCAAAATCTTCAATAGAAAATGAAATATCAGGCGGCGCAATCTCTAATGCGTTCAATTGTAGAACTTCGGATTGACATTCAGCCATCTTTTCTGGAATAACTTTTATATAAGTGCCATCCTCTGACCAAATAGGGGCTCCGTTCTCATCTTTCTGAGAATATGCTGTAATAATTTCTTTCATTTTATTTGTATAGAAATCTATTTCTTGGTCAATCGAAGAAAAAAGTTTTGTAAGTTTATATGAAGTTTTGATTGGTAAAGAAAGCTTTTCAAAAGCTTTTTTCTGCTCGTTTAGAGCAAGAATTTGCGACATTGTTAGATTCATTTTATCATCTCCTTTTGCTTTATTATATCAAAAAATAAAAGAAAAATCAAATTACCAACTGCCGCCATCAATAATAAAATTATTGATTGAAAGATTTTCCATATCAATGGTAGCCATACCGCTTGCGCTCAAAAAATATACCATTTTCTTACCGGTCGCCGCGCCAATAACCACAGCACCATCAGCATAATCAGTTGGTTCAACAACATTTATTCCCAATTGATTCCTTCTTATAGCAAAAGTTGGAGTGACGTTATAAACCAAATCGCTATTGGAATAAGAAATTTTTCTAGTTGTAATAGAAAGACCTGAAGGATAATCTGTCGTAAACAATGTAGTTATTTTCGCTCGGACATATTCAAGATCTCCGGACATTGAATAACTGACAGATGAAGATTTCCCAGAAATAAAAGAAACCCAAGAAAAATTATGTGGAACCCACGCGATGCCAGAAGTTTGCTCTTGAAGGGCTCCTTCTGAATGTTGAATTATTATTGTTCCATCCGTGAGAGAACTTTGAGCTAGACCCAAGTCATTTATTTTATAATTGAAGGTAAATTTATTTGAAGCATACTGTAATTCTGATAATGTCAAATCCATAGCGATATGTTTCGCGCGAGAAAAAGGACCTACAACAGAGCTCGTTACTTCATTATTATAACCGTCATTTATTCTAACTCTGAACCAGCAAGCATTATTATCTGTAATTTCTTTTATTGAAGTACGCCCAATCCCATAAGAACTAAACTCTGAAGGCGAATTATAAGATGGCTCACCACTTCTAAAACAAGTTCCTTTTGTGAATAGATCCCAAGGGCCGGAGCTTGTTGCTCTTGAAACATCTATAAAGAAATTTATCTGAGAGTTATTATAACCTTTGATAGTGGGAGAGAAGCAAAGAACTAATGTTTCTCTAATAGGATTATCATTGAGAGGATAACTACTATTATTATATTGATATTTTACATTAGCTTTTTCAAAAGATATTGTCGGACTAGAATTGAAATTGACGCCAACCGAAGAAGTTCCTATAAAATCAAATTCTCGACCATACAGATTTACAATTTTTATTGCGCAATTCATCGTATATAAACCATTTTTGTTTGGAAAATTTTGAAATATTCCAGGAACAGCGCTTTTCTTGAAAGTGATTCTAACCAAATCTTCTGAAGCAGCTGCGGCTATTACCGGCTCACTAATTATATAGTAAGTTCCTTCATATACAAAATAAGCAGTGACACTTGAGTTCAAAGAAGTAATCGACCAATCCTCAAGACTTTCTCCGTCTGCGTAAAACTTTGTAAAAGTAATTGTAAAAGTATCATTTGCGCCGCCAGTATATACATTTAACTGAGTAGAAGAAGTCAAAATTGGCAAAATTGAAGAAATTGCTTTTGCCTCTACCTTTGTAATATCTGTAACTGAACTATCTTGATGGCGCGTGTCATATAACGCTGCACTAAGAGTATATGAGCCAGAAGGAATTGTATCAGCAAAAGTAGCATCATAATATATATAGTTCTTGTTATTATCTGCTCCAGTTTGGACGTCTAATACTTCAAGAGCACTGCCAGATAAGAAAAATCTGCTTTTATCTCCTACAAACGTGCTATCATAAGTATAACAAAAACGAATTTTATTCCAAAATTCATTTTCTTTTGTTCCACTAATATTTGAAAAATCAAACTGATTATATGTCTTTTGAAGTGTTGGGTAAGGTGCAATTGAAAGTTTTTTCCCCTGAATGGTATCAATAAATACTTCTGAAGAATTTTCTATTCCATCATTATAAACTAAAGAAACTCCATAACTAATTCCATAAGGGACATAGCTTAGAATAGAGATTTCTTTATTCTTCAAAAGACCTCCATCTATTCTTTGAATTTCGACTGCTTTATTATATAAAGTTGGCGAAGCTGCATAATTTTGATATTTTAGCTGGATTTTGAAGTAACCATTAGATTTAGAAGAATTACCACTAATTTTTATTTTTGTCGCGTATATAGAATTTGTAGAAAAAGCACTGTTTTTTGTGACTGCTGTCTCGGAAATCGTCACTGTTACGTTGGATAATATCGGTTTTATATTTTTTGTAATAACACAAGTAAAACTATCGCTATATTCTAGTCCATCAAAGGTGTAAAAGTTATAAGACTGCGAAGAAGCCATAAGAGGAAGTTTTGTTGAAGAAGTATATTGATTTTTAGTTGTTGAATTATTTAAGCTATAATATAATGTAGGCGTTTGCGAAGCATCATTTGAATTGCCAACAATAATTTCTGGATGACATTCTGTATAAGTAGAACTATATAAAAGAGACACTGGGCCAGTCGGCGCGGAAGGTTTCTTATTTACAGTTATCACTGTAGAGCAAGCCACAAGCGCAGAATTCATTCCTAAAGAACCAATTGCTTGAATAGCGGCACGAATGGTCTGTCCTCTTTGTGAAGTTGATACCGGTAAGCTAAAAGTCCTTCTAATTGAACCATCAGCCTCTCTTGTCAAGTCTGTTGTTGTAAATACTTTGGAATAATTGCTTTCAGATGGAACTGCTCCTGAGGAACTAATTAGAAAATAAATTTTATATGAAGAGACAATATTGCCTCCATTTCCGTCAGAAGCTGGCAAAGCCACTGTCATATTAGTAGTCGTAGGAGGAATAATAGAGCCTTTATCCCAATAAGGAGTTCTAACATAAGCTCCAGAAGGCGCACCTACGTTAGATGTACAGGCAGGGAAAGTAATAACTCCATTCACAGATAGTGATGCAGGAGTATATGCTGAAGTTACTCCACTTACCCATTGCGCACTAGCAGAATAAGAAGTTTTAGAACCCTCTACCACAACTGTGGTCGTTCCTAGTGTATTCCATCCAACTGAAGTCCAATTGAAAGTTTTGTATATTTTATTGCCAGCTAGTATGTAATAAGCAGAATTTGTGAAATTATTATAAGAGGGCGCAGTTCCATTATACACTTTCAACGTAAGGGTAATAGTGGTAGAGGTGCCTTGAGTGTATGACCACTCAAGGCGCGCATACCAGCCCCTACTCGTCTTTGCGCCATCAAAATAACCAGTAGTTGCCATTTATATCTCCTTTTATCCAGCAATCGCATAACCTGCAACTGCGATATCAACAATATTCGAACTTACATCAACATTCTCATTGGTATAAACATAAACATCATAGCCCTTAGCAACTTTTTGGTAAGAAACATAAACAGTATTTATGTCTCCCATAAGAACATTGTCTCGTAAAACTGTTTTCTTATCAAAAATTGCCTCTTCATTAGTAAATGAAGCAATTCTCTCTCCTACTATAAAATCAATTTGTTCCTTATCTCCAGTAGAAAAATCAATTTTTGAAAGAACTTGTGTATTACCACTATCAACCGAAATTTCCTTATAAAGAGAAGTCCCTTTCATAATAAGAGAAGCATTTTCAAATTGAGTTTGGAATTGAACCATCCGCGCGCGATTGCCTGAAAATTGAACGCCCTCATCTTCAAAGGAAATAAATTCAATTCCATTTTGAATGAAGCCATCAGCACTAATTCTAAAGGTTTCTTGACCACCATTCTCTTTATTATTTTCATCAAAATTCTTCTTGAAAATAATACCTGCGGCGGTATCATAGATGGTCAGGGCTGCAACGCCATCACTTTCCTGAGTTCCACCATGAATGCGCGCAGCATAGATATCTGCACCTTGAATTGTTGAATTAGTAAGAATCGAACCTTCAAACACACCTTGGCGTGCAAATAAATTCCCATTATCAGTTACAAAAAAAGGAGCATTCTGGATAGAACTTTCATCAAAATTACTTGCACCAGCCCAAATAACAATTTTACCTTGAGTTGTGAAGCGTGCTTTATTAGAGAGTACTCCACTCAAAGTATTGATACCAGCATAGGTGTCTGCACCAGTTTTTGTTGTCAAAGTACCCTTTAGAAAAACATTATCACTATAAAGACCAAAACCTGAAACATTTTGAATACCAAGAGAAGAAAGATTGCCCAAGAAAAGGCTTGGAGCATTATATTTTAGAGATTTGCCATCTTCGCCAAGTTCAGGCTCAATAAATGAAAAACCACTTCTAAATAGATGAGCATCTTTACCAAGACCAGCCGGATTTGGATTTACACCAATAAGTAATTCATCTGATAGGGATACAGCTCTACCATCCACCCAAGAAGCTGAAGCTAATTTTGTAATTGCTTCTGCACCTTCAACATTATCTGCTAAAGTAACCTCTAAGCCATTTTTATCAATAATATAAGTCTCAATGGAAAAACTTCTTTCTCCAACAGAAGTTATACTAACAAAATCTCCTTTTTGGAAAAAGCTATTTTCTTCATCAAGCGTAAAAATATTCCCCTCTCCTACTCCATGACTTGTCGGTTTGAAAATCATAAGGCCACCAACAGTTTGAATAGAAGAAGTTTTGAAAATTACATTTTCAATTGTGCCACCTTGAGCGATGACATTTCCAAAATGAGCCTCGTCTGGAGTAATTCCCCAATTCTTTCCACTGATAGTTGAATTGATACCATTGAAAACGAGAGAGCCAAGAGTAAAAATTCCAGTGTCTGTTAGTGAAATAATTGGCTGGCCATTTTCATCTTTGATTTCAATAAATTTATTATCATGGATATCAGGATTTTGAAGAAAAGCGTTACCTAACTTGATATAATCTTTGATAACCGCGCCGACACCTAATTCAATGTCGCGCGCAACAATCTTGCCTTCGGTTCCTTTTAAGACTATGTTTGGTGAACCATTCTCATCTTGCCCAAGAGAGTATAAAAGATTTTCTTCAATTACAAAGCCACCAATTGTACCAGTCGGCGCGCGGAGCTCTCCACTAAAATAACCACCAGCACCCTCTAAGTCACCAGTAATTTTCAGATTACCTTCGTCATCGACATAGAGTAATTTCTCAATAGTGCCGTCTACGCCAGTCTTTGTAATCTCAAAGCCACCATTTCCTACTGTCAATCCTTCATTGGTAATCTGAATGGAGCCAATTGTACCACCAGTCGCATTTATAATACCAGTAAAGGAACCATCAGTATCCGCAATAACGCCACTGAAAAAGCCATCTGTGGCATTTATAATACCAGTAAAGTTACCATTGAGGGCACGGACTGACCCATCTTCGTAGACAATAAAAGCGTCATTGGCATTTATAACTTGCGCGAGACCACTATCATCTCTTTCTCCAAGTTTACCGATTGCTACTTTTAGACCACTATCCGTTGTCTCTACATTCAAACTATCCTTGAGCCAAAGAGTTCCATCACTATTTGTCTCCATGACGATCGCGCCAGTGGCATCATTTATTCTAATACCAAAGGTATAAGGATTCTCAGTGGTTCCATCTCCAGAGAGCTTACCAATACGAATACGGTCATTAGTACCATCACTTATATTGATATCTTTTTCTGAAGAGATTTCGACAAGACCTGCGCCATATTTATTTTTTAGAAAGAAACCCTTCCAAGTCAGGCCGAAAGAAGCATCATTCCAAATCTGATCTTCACTTGAAGGTTTATACTCACCAGAAGCGTCTTGGATTGTAATATCCTTTACGCCATAAATACCATACTGGTCATATCGGACAAATTGGTTTGAAGTATATCCAAGTAAGATACCGTTATCTGAGACATTCTTTTTATAGGCCGTAATACCATAGTTATCCCATCGGAAAGATGGATTGATGCCATCAAGTATTGTAATATTCTCTGTATTGATTGCCCCCGAGGTCAAATACTGAGTGGCAATACCTTCACCACGAATAGCATTCTTCCAGGTCAATCCGCCATCCGTTGTGATAAAAAGGCCACCAGCGGTAATTTTTGTCTGATTAGATGGATTACTCGCGTCGATGACTGTCAAACCTGTAGCATCTTTGACTATTGTATTATTTTGAGAGCTGAAGATTAGCTGTTCATTGCGCGCGATACTCGATTGAAGCGTCTCATTATTGATTACACCTGTTCCTTCAACTACATCAGAGGCTCGTTGGTATTCACCCACTGAATATTGAAGAGACTGAGTCGTAGCTGTAATCCTCTGGAAAAGGTCTTCAAATTGAGTTTTGTAATTTTGAACTTTGAAGCTATCTTTTTCGGGGCTATCAAAGTTAGAAGTGATTTCACTAATTAGAACTTTCTCACGATAAGGACTTCTTACTTTTCCACTTTCGGTGGCAATATAAGTATATCCAAAAAATTCAGTGTCTTCAATATAGCTTATATCACCAATTCTAAAAACTTTGTTCTTGAATTCATCAAGTGCGCTCAATCTTAGAACAGAAATATTATACGAAATTTGAGGGCGCGCGCTTGTATAAGCTACAGACTTTGCATCCAGATAATAAAGATTCTCATCTAAGTAGTTTTGAGAGGTCCAGGAACCTTCTTGAATAAAACGAGAATACTTTTCATAAAAGGCTTTATGAAGCGTATTTATTTCTTCCAAAAGCTTTGTTTGTCGGGCTTCTGCTGCTTCAATTGCTTTTTCAAGAGCGTCAACACTTTTCTTTAGATTTCCATAGATTCCTTGATAATCTGTCTTCTGTCCTTCTAAAGTTTTTAGAGTAACAATAAGAGTTTCTAGCTTTTCAAAACCAGGATGTTCTTTCACATAGCTAGTAACTCGCGCGGCATCATATGATAATAGACCTGCCAATCTAGCGATGTCAGACTTCGTTGAAGTAATCTGTTCTGTCGTCGAAGTCAAATACTGCTGATAAAGTTGAAGAGTTGAATTCTGTTTATCATGTTCAAGTTTTCTTGCGACGTTCTCTTCAACAGACTTATAATATTCTTCATTCTTTTCTTTGAGGGAAGGATAATATCCAAGACCTCCAGAAGCTGAAGAAAGCCACAAATCTTTATTTGCTGCTCCACCATCTAACAATCCTTGGTTTATATAATAATCAAAATTGAGAATGAAGTTCTCCTTACAAGGGTTGTATTCTGATTGCGCTATTTCACACACACCGTTTTCTGCATATTGAGTGGTATTAGGAACAACAACAACTTTTGAAGTGATTTGGTCTGAATTGATAGAACGAGAAATTGTTTTTAAGTCAATTCCATAAACGAATCCGCATCCGTTTTCTTCTCCCACTTCATTTTTGAAATAAACAAATTTTTGCGGTTTTCCATCTTCATAAAGAATTTTACCCGTATTCTCATTATGCTTTATTTCAAAACGAACCCAACACTCAAAAGTCTCGGCAACAGATTGTAAAAGATTGAAACGATTCGAATTTTTTCCAGTAATACTACGAATTTTTTCATAAGTATAATTACCATCTGCGTCAATAGAATATTGAGGTTCTGGCGCGCTACTCCCAGACCAGTCAGAGGTAGCCTTCCAAAGATATTCTATATCTTTCTCATCAAGCACTGTTGTAGCGGAGTCAAAATAGCAATAAACTTCAGTTGCAATACTATTTTTATCCATCTCGCCTGGATTTATTCTTGTAGAATTGCCATCACTATCTTTGCCATAGACTTCTTTGAAGAACTGAAATTCTTCAATCCAACAGCTAATAACAGGAGTAATAAATAAACCAATATTTGAGGTTGTAATTTTAGAGCGAGGGATTGAAACCTGGCAAGTCATTGGATACTCAATCCAATCACCATTTTGAACCGCCGTTCCAACGTCAAAGTAATTGATATAATTAGCATCAGAAGTTGCTAATGGAGTAAAGTTATTATCATGAGAACAGACTTTGGGGTCTATGTGATAATTAGTTGTTAGTTTTGCGCCACCAAGTGTCTGATACCCCTTCACGCGGAAAATGTATTTTTCGCCTTTCTGAAACCCACCTTCAATATACATGGAAGATTTTTGAAGGCCGGCATTATAGATAGTCTTTCCGCCTTGAAGACCCAAATAGGTAGTAGCACTATAGGACTCTATATTACTAATGTCTGTATAAGGAGGGTAAAGTTGCCAACTCATCCCCTCACCAATCCAACCTGTAGTGTCCTTGAACTCTTTATTATTGACAACTAAATTCAAAACCACTGTTGGGTCGTTATATTCTGTAGTAATATATTTATAAATTTTCTTTCCGGCGTATCCTTTATAGACATAACAATATCTGCCAACTAGAGAACTATACTCTTGTAGTGGCGCGCGGATTGGTCTATCAGCACGCCAATCTGATAATGGTTGAGTGTTTGGAATTGTTAGAACGGTAGTGGTTCCAAATTTTAGAGTAAAAGTTCCATCGTCTGTTACAGAATAAATTGGATTTTTGAGTAATGAACAATCTAATCCGGTAAGATGAACACTATTATCTTCTTGATATTTGGCATAATTTTCATCTTCGTCATAGAAGAATTGAAAAATTTGAGGATAAGGAGTTTGAGTAACAGAATATGGCACAAGTATTTTTTTACTAGAAGGAATTTCATATGTGTCTTTTCCATTACTCTTATAGACCGTAATGGCAGTTTGAATTTGGACTAAAAAAAGTGGTTCTTCAATTGTCTGTTGAACAATATCCTGTCCTTCAGACGCTACTTGCCAGTCTGTGCCTTCTAATATTTTTGCTCCTAATTCCTGCGCCGTTCCTTGATTATTCTCAAGCTCATTATCAAATTCTAAGTTGAAACCAGTTTTGCTCAACTCATTTATATATAAGTCTTTACAAGTATAAGTAATTGATTTACCAGAGCTATCTTCTTGAATTGACTTGATTACGAAGTCATACCATTGTCCTTTCCATAAACATTTTACTTTCCGTTCGTTTACTAGAAGTTTTATAAAAGGATTATCTTGACGCTCTCCGGTCTCTGTATCAATATAGGTATAGTAGACTTTGAAAGTAAGAATATTTGTTCCGTTGATATTTTGAATCAACTTTGGCTCTATTACACGATATTCTGCTGTCATCGTATCGGAGCCAATAATGCCTAGAAGTTGTTCTTCATAATGCTCTGGGACAGTATTAGTTGCCGGAACTACATAATCTTCCCATAAAGAGATTTGATAAATATCTTTTTTCATTCAAACCTCCTTAGTAATAGATATAGTCGTATAGTAATTTCCAACAAGAAGAAGTGCCAACCGAAATAAAATTCTTTTTCTCTGACTCACTTGCCATAGGAGGAATTTTGAAAAAAGTTCCGCCGGTCATGAATTTATTATAAATATTTCCAGTCTTTTCTCCATTTGTATCCAAACCTTCTATCAGGTTTGTTTTTGAATTTACCTCAATAAATTCATCGCTACCTTGCTTGGCAATGGCTGAAAATTTTAGCATTCCAACTCCATCCATATAAATGTCAGTTGGGACATTAGGGAATATATACCGCGCGCGCCAGTCCATTGGTAGGTCGCCAACATTATAAACAGGGATTGAACTACCAGTCAAAGTTGGCGCGGTTTGTGGTAAGCGACTTGCCGCAGCCCATTCATCCTTATTTTCAAGTGATGTAAGATTAGTAGCACCAAGAAAAAGTGCGGTGCTCTTGGCATAAGGATAATAAGCAGTAAATTGAATTGTGCCTTCGCCTTTATAAATGCGTTCTTGCCCAGTTTTTCCAAAGCAAATATATTTCAATTGCGGCTGGCCTGTAATTTTTACCATATAATATTTATATGGCATTTCATCAAATATAAGCTTGCCAATCTTTTTTTCTCCAAAAATCTTTCGGAGATTACTAATTTGTTCTTCTTTTAGACTATCAAAGGCAATAGAAATAGAAAAAACTTTTGATGTGTCATACGAACCAAAATAGTAGGTTCCATCTCCGCCCGGAACTTGGACCGTCAAATCCTGAGAAGTGGGAAGCAGGTAATCAGCATACCTGCTTTCATCACTTACTCTCATAATCCCAAGGTCGGAGGAATGATGACCATCAAAAGAGAAGCCAATGAAGTCTCCGCCTAAAACGCCCATCTATTTTTCCTCCTTTACTCAATCTTTTTATAAGTTGCTTTATCCTTGGTTGCCTCGATTTATCTGATAAAACTTATTGTGTTGACATTACGATAAATGCTGTCTTCTACAATTTGTTCCTTGACACGACGCGCGAGTTGGTCAACATCATAATCAGAAGCAATTTCATCAACAGAAATGTTTATATCATAATAATTATCTCCGCCATTATTTGAAGTTCCAGCATTTTTGACAGCAGAACTCAAAATATCCTTGAGAATGAGGAAGTTTTGAGTATCTTTAGCATTGAGAACTAATTCTGGATGAGATTTTGTTCCATCAAGCCAAGCGGGCCCGGTGAAATCAGCTAAGCCACCAGTCCTATATGCTTTTACATCTGTTTTCTTGAACCAACCAGTTGAGCCAGAAGAAGCTCCATGCCAACGAGCAAGCCAATAATCGCCAGATTCACCAATTGCTACATAATAAGGGTCATTAGCAAAATATTGCCGCTGAGCCGAGCCGCCCGGATATGGATAGATAGGAGCACCAGTGGCATTGAATGTGCTGCCAACAGAAATTTCTTTCTTCTCGGCTCCACTGGATGAACCGGTACTGCCCCCTCCTGGTGTTGGTGGTGTAGTATAATCAATCGAACCATAGGTAAATTGATTTTTATTAGAATCAAAATCAATTCCATTATAAACATTGCCATTACTATCTTTCCATTGCTTCCCATCATAAGTCTATAGAGTTCCATCTGGTAGAACCAAAGACTTGTCCACTTGTTCAGCTTTATACATGTTCCAGTTAGCATAGCCTTGGCTGGCAGCGATAATCGCCTTAGAAATTTCTTCTTGCCAATTCAGCTGGCCAAATTTGCTTAGACCATTCCAGCTTTCATCAGCTTTGAGGAGTTCCCATAATTGAGCTGCTTGATTGAGAGAACCATCTGCCGCGAAGCCTTCATTTATCAATTCATATGCTCTATTCCAGAATTCGCCATTCTCAGAAGCATAATCAAGTTGAGCTTGCATAAGTTCAATTTGCTTTTCACGTGCTTCTTGTGCATCTTGATTTTGTTGAGTAAGGCGTTCAAGCTGTTGGTCAACTAAACTATCAGAATAATCTTCCCTAGCGTCGCTCAATTCCTCTTCCAATTTTTTGATTTCTAAAGCGTTGGCGTTTGAAGTATCACGTCGCAAGAAAGCTAAACGAGCTTCTTTCTCATTGATATCTTCTTCTGTTTTTGTATTATCTCGAATTTGACGCTCTAAATCAATACTTTCTTGAAGATTTTCCAAAATTTTAGAATTTGAATCAGCAATACTATCAGATAGAGATTGATACTCGTCAATAAGCTTCTGTTGAGCATTTACAAGAGCGTCATAGACACTTTGTTCAAAATCAAGATAATCAGACATTTGACTTTTGCGTAACTCATCAAGAGTACCTTTCATATCTTCAATTGTTTCATCTGTTGTTTCAAATTGGTCTTGAAGTTCTTCTAACCGACTGACATAAGCCTCGACAGCAGAACCAAGGTCATCATCAGTAATCATATCAATAGCATCCCAATCAATAATAATACGATTTAGACTTTGGTCATATCGTGCATATTTTGTTGCTCCGGTCTGCGCGAACGTCTTACGATTTCCTTCACTATCCGTATATTTTTCATTACTAATCGCATCAAGCTGTCCCTTACGACCCGCACGCAGTTTTTCTTGGAGTTTGATTTCTTCTTCAAGAGACTTGACTTGAGCATTGTAGTTCGCACGAAGTTCTTTGAAAGTCGAACCTCTGCGCTCAAGAATTCTGTCATACTCTCTTTCAAGTTTTTCGCGCTGACGTAGAGCCTCATTGATTTGCTCCGTCAAATTATAAAGCTTATCATAAGGATTCTCCCAAATAGTATCTTTAGAAGAACTTCCTCCTCCTCCGCCGCCTCCGCTAGAAGAACCGGAGTATCCAGAGCCGCTATAATTATTTTTTGTGCCAACTGCCTGAATAACTTTAGGAATTTTTACAGAAGTAAAACCACCACTCGCGCCTGCCTTCTCAAGACCGGCATAAGTGGAACTCATTGCTAACGAAGTAGGAAGAGTAACCCACTGCCAGTCAACAGTATAAGTAACAGTTGAACCTGTCAAAGACTCAACAATCCGCGCGGCCTCAGCCGCCGTGTTACCAGCAAGGATTAGTTGTTGAACTAATTGAGATACATCAGCAGTGCCATTGACCTTGAACTCGGCTTTTACTCCATCTAACCCGTCAAGCGCACTTCTAACTTGCTGGAGATTAGTATCAAAATAAGTCAAATCCTCAACCGCTTTCTGAGTAGCTTCAGAAATTTTCTGTTGAAGGGAAATAAAAGCTTGTTCGCCAACTTCTCCGCCTTCGGTCAGCTGAGAAATCAAATCAGCATTTTGCTGGATGAAATCTTGAGTGAAATTCTCACCAAAGACTTGGCGGCCTTTACTCTCAATTTTAGAAAGAGCTTGCCAATAATCGTCAGCAGGAGTCTCACCGTTGGCCAAAGCTTCAGTTCCCTTATCAAAAGCATCCTTTACGTCTTCAATACCTTCACAAAGTTTTTTGATTTTTTTCTCATTCTCTGTATATCTGACACCTTGAGTTTTCATCATGTCAGAGTTGGCTTCGCCGTTTTCAGTATTGGCTTTATAATCATCCGTTAGTTTTTCAACAGTTCCGCTCAGCTCGCGCGCGTTGACAATATCATCAAGAACATCTGTATTTCCTTGTAGGAGGAGATTTTGCGCGTCGGTGTTCCAAGCGGCTGCCTGGTCCATATAACTCTGATAATTTTCTGCTTGAGAACGATTATCAGCTAAATTCAAATAATCTGGCATATAGGCGCGATATTTAGACATAACCTCTTCCGTAGAGGCACTCTTGTCTAATTGAAGAACATCTCGAATTACATTCGCATCAAGCGTCGCACTAGCTTCTCCGCTTAGAATTCGATTTTTTTGCTCGTCAGAAATCCCTTTCCAAGATTCCTCTTGATTGAACATTTCTTCAACATATTCGCCCTCACTAATTGCTTGCTTCAAAAGCGCTAAAGTATTTTCAATAGCGGCTTGAGTGTTCGCGCGCACTGCTTCGGCCAGGTCGTCCATAGTAGAAGTCACTGGAATAAATTCCTGACCTGTAAACATAAAATCAGAATAATCAGCAGCACCACTAGATACAATTTGTTCTAGTTCGTCTTGAGTAATGCCTTCGGAACGAGAGCGGGAAGAAATCTCATCTGCTAAGTCTAACATCGAAGTCAAATCAGACATTGTGGTTTTCAAGTTGACTTTTTTAGTGGCTTTACCTAGTTGAATAAGAGCTGTCTCAAAATTATTGAGTTCGTCTCCAACTCCAGGAATAAGTTCTTTTATATCAGAAATTGCTGCTTCGACACTGTCATAGTCAGAAAGGTCGGTCATTCCAATAATATCTTTGATTTCTTTCTCATACTGAGGATTATTAGAAATCAAAGCTTCAAGAGAACTTTGGAACAAATCAACCGCTTGCGCGCCATTTACCCCCGCTTTAGCATAAAGAGTTGCCAATTGTTCAAGATAGTTAGAGTAGGTTTGGAAGTCTTTATCTCCCATCAAAGAGCTTGCTTTTTCTACTTGATTTTGACCAATAACATTAGCAGCAGTTGCTTCCCTTTCCTCAAACTGTGAAGCAATTGAAGCAGCGTCCTGTGACCACTGATTGAAAAGAGCCGTCCAATCATCAAATCCAAAAGCTTTTGCCATTTCATCGTCATTAGCATATCCCATTTGAGATGCCATTTCCTGCAAGTCAGCTTTTGTAAGTGGTTTTTCTGCTTGAGCTCGCGTTAGGCCAGTTCCACCAGCAATTCGTCCAGCAATTTCATCAGCTAGGCCTTGATTTTTCATTGATGTCAACTTATTTAGAATTGGAATAGCTTCTTCAACTTGGCCATTCAAAACTTGGAATTGAGCTACATAATCCTTTATACTGTCAATATCAACGCCCTCTGAACTTTGACCTGTAACGGCTTCATAAACTTGACGGTAAGTGGCGTCACTTCCGGTCAAATCCATAATACTTGTATAGCCTTGATCTTTCAAGTCACGAGCCATTTTAGAAATTGTCGTATCCAATTTATCACGCGCGGCGTCTATTTCAGAAGCAGTCTCATCCAGGTTAAACATTTGAGTAACCATACTCCAACGTTTATTAGAAGAAACATCCCCCGCTAAAACTCCCAAGGCATTACGGTAATTTTCTTCTTGAAGGCCATAAGCTACCATATCTTTATTATAAGAACGAGTAATATCTACTAAATCCGCCATTTGATTGACAGTAAGGCCAGTAATATCAGCCAATTTGGAGAGTTCTTCCCCTGCGCCTCCAGCCAAAGTCCGAAAATCTTCGGCTGTCATATCTGGATTTTCTTTGAGATAATTTGAAAAAGCTTTTGCTGCTTCGGGGTTTGTGATAACATTACCAGTATATTGGTCATAAGACCAGAAGTTTTGTTGATATGCTTTTTGAGCAATTCTTCTCTGATTGGTTGTTTCAGCATACTGACTCGTAACGGATAAGGCTTGAGCTCTACGTGCTTGCTCTTGTGCAATATCTGTAGCCTTCTGGATACCTTCCTCTGAAATTCCTAATACACCATTTTCAGAAGTCAAATAAGATGCTAATTGAGGATACTTATCCAAGAGTTCCAAAACTTGATTATTTACATCAAGAAGTGCATTTTTCCATTCTGTAGTTCCAACTGTCAAATCATTGATTTTATCAACAGCTTCTCCATATTTGTCAAAGCTTTCAACCAAATTGGAGTAAGCTTGTTGCGCTGCTTGCGCTGCTTCTGCTGCTTTCTGAGTTTGCTCTGCTAAGCGTTCTGTCTTTTCTGCTTGAGTTTCTGGAGCAAACTGCGCAAAAATTTGAATAAGAGAAATTACAGCAGAAATAATTGCTGCAATCCAACCAATAATTGGAATATTTTTGATAGCAACAGATACACTTTTAGCGCCAGTTATCATAGCAGTTTGAACCATTGTAATAACTGGAATAAGACCCATTAGAGCAGTAGCTATGCCGCGAACGATATTGGCTGCTTTTTCCTTTCCATTATTATCAAGAATAGTAGCCAGTCCCATCAAAGCACTTGCTGCTACTCCTGCCGCGATAGCCATTGTTCTAAAATCTTTGTCAGTCTTTGATACAGAAATACCCATTTGCTGAGCTTCTTCGCCAGTCAATTTTATCTGGATTCCAGCTTTTTCAAGAACAGTTATTGCTTCATTGTATTTCTTTGTATCCCAAAGAGAAGAAAACTGTGCTGAAAGAGCTTTAGAAGCTTCATCGCCTTGCGATAGAGAGTTTGTAATATTCTGTTTGAACTGCGTGAGACCTTCTGGCTTTGCATTTGAAAAATCAAAGCTCCATTCCTTACTTTTGAAAACAGCTGTCAAATTTTTTGAAAAGTCGGAAATAATATAGTCTGTCTTAGGCAGACTTTTGTTCTTTATTGCATCTGAAAGCCCAGAAAAAAAATTCTTTCCCGTTTGAAGTCCAGCTTTTTGTTGAGTAGTTTTTGTTCCAAAAATATTAGAAAATATTCCACCCTCTCTTGTGTCCACCATATTCCCGATAAGAGAGCTAATAATAGACTTTCCTAGCTTCAAACCACCAATTGCAGCAGTAATGGATATAATTGATTTTATAAGACCATTCCCGCCAGAAAGTCCATCAATAATTTTATTGATTGTTTGAAGCAAGCCTGTTAGAACATCTACTGCGGTTTTTATGACTTCATTATTAGAAAGCCCCATTACAAATTCATCCCAAGCATTTTTCAACTTTGAGAGTTTCGTTTCAAGACTTTCGAGTGTTTTTTCATACTGTTCTTGACTTGCACCAGCACTATTATTCGCTGCGTTTACCAATTCCATCGTCTTGGAGTAATTCGACATCATTGCGATAAAGCGACTCTGCTGGCGACTTCCGCTTGCCATAGTAGCAATCTTTACTACCTTTGCTTTCACAAAGGAATAGACTATATCACCAGATTCTTTTTCAAATCTGTCCTACCACTTCGAGACGCGATGTCTCTACCTCCATCGTTATCCGATATAGAGTAGTCGTTGAACCTTACACATAATCATTTTCTTCCACTTTTCTCCAATAAAAACCACCCGCGCGCCATTTTTTATTATGAATGGCTTTATTCAATGTACCAGAATTTATATTGTAATACTTTGCTGCCTGTCCCTGTGAAAGAAAAATCTTTATAATCTCTCCACCTGGCTCTAAACTATTACAAACTGGCATCCGATTGGGAATATTAGCTTTTATTAAGTTTTCTGATTGAGAAACATCTTCGAGATTCGATAGTCTGTTATCTAGCTTATCACCATTTATATGATTTATAACCCCTTCTTGTTTACCTTTCCACACTAGCCAGACAAGGTTATGACCGTTAAAATAATGTAACTTTTTATCAATTCTTAGACCATATCTAATGTATCCAGTAAGAAGGATACTACCTTTTAGTATGTTCCCGGTTCTTTTATTTTTTACTCGGCCCATATTACTAACCCAAAAGTCAGTTCCTAAATACTGTTTCCACTCTTCTTTTTCAAAATCTATTTTTTCATTTATATGTAGCTCTTGATTTTTTCTTTCTAATTTGTCTTCATTATTTTCTTGAACGGACACCCAAGCTAAATTATCTACACAATTATTATAACGATTGTGATCTTTATGATGAACAAAAGGTAAGTTATTTGGATTTGGCACATATGCTTCTGCCACTAAACGATGAATGCGTCTTGGATAAGTTTTATTTTTCCATTTCAAATAATAACTAAGATAACCACCATTATCAAAAGGTTTATACCAATGATTAGTATCTTCTCTCCATAGTGCTCCGCCTTCTGTAATATAAAAAGGAGTTGGCTCACTGTCTAAAAAAATTTGTTTCATTATATCATTCCTCCTATTCTCATTATACCATAAAATAGAAGAAAAGCAAATTATGTGTCTTGGCTGCGGATTTTCCAATCTTTAGCGATTTTACCATACCTTAGTCATTGCCCTCGCCACATGATATGTTACCATTCATGTTTGGTTGCTAAAGCTCTAAGGAATTTCCCGCAATTCAATAGGTTATAGATACTTTTGCAAATATCTTTGTGTTGTAACATCCAGAGTATCCCATTTTTTAGACAAATCCAAGAATACCTGGTCTAATCCTTCTTCGCCAGTGAAAAACTTCGTCATATCAACACCAGCTGTACGAAGGGCTTTTTGAACTTTATTTACATTGATTTCTTCACCGTTATCATCAGTGCCAGTAATTTCACCTTTTGAATAGAGGGATTTGACTTCTGAAAAACGACCTATAACAGTCTTGAGAGCCGTACCAATAGTCTCGGCTGACTCGCGTGTCGTTTCAATGCCTTGTGCTAAGAAAGCCGCCGTCGTCTCAAATTCCATATTGACATTATGAGCAATAGATGCAGTCTTTGACATAGCCGTAGAAAGTTCTTCCACATCAGATGCTGTGATTGCAGCTAATTCTGAGTAAACGTCATTGACACGTTGCGCAGAGGCCTGATTCAATTCCATATTAAATCCACGCAAAGCACTTGTCATCGCGTCGGTAGCATCTGCGGCTTTCATACTAGCGATACGAGCCATTTTTAGAGTTTCATTAGAAAGCTCCATTGAGTGCTGGAGATCAAGGCCTTGCTGAATATAGAGGGCAGTTGCATTATAAGTATCTTTGATAGCTACGCCTAGCTCATTTGCTTGTGCCGTAAATTGTGGTAATTTCTCCCACATGTCTCCGACAGAGAAATCAGAAACAACCGCGATCTCAGTCATCGCACTATCAAGTTCTTTTACTGTTTCAAAGGCAGAACGGATTGCTCGTTTGAACAATTGGACCGAATTAGAAATTGAAAAGAAATTCTTCAATTGGTCAGTTAGACGTTGAATATCTTTATCTCGGTCAGTTAGTTCTTGTAAATCTTGTCCTGCAGCTTGAGCATTTCTTCCTAGAACCCTAAGTGGTTCGGCTCCTTCAGAACTTGCATTCCGAATATTTTCAAGAACTTGCTGCGCGCGAACCCCAGCATCGCTAGAAAAAGTTGAAAGTTTATCATTTAGTTCATCAATATTATTGATACTACTGAGGTCAATACCAAGAGATTTCCAATCAATACCGCTAATTTTTTCAAGTTCTTGGCGTACCTCTCCAAAAGCTTTTGCTTGTTTCTGCGGCTGCGTGTTATTGAAATCACTAAGAGCTTTCTTCGCTTTATCAATTCCATCAGCAATCTTTTTTGCTTCTTCTTCAATTTGTGCAAAACTTGGTTTAACAGCCTTTTCGGCACTTTTCGCCGCTGCTTCTAACTGAGGTAACTGTTCCTTTAGTGCGTTGTATTGCTTTCCAAGAGAAGTTCGCTTATCCGCACTAACTACATTACCATCTTCATCTGTTTTTAGGTATTTAGTTGGATTATTTCCGCCTTTTGCACGCAATTGAGCTTCTAATGAAGCCAGTTCCTTCTGCGCGTTTAGTAACGCATTAGTAGTTTGTTCGCGTAAATTATCAATAAATTGCGCTCTTTCAGCTTTAGAATTTGTTTTTTCTTGAGCGTTAGCTAAATCTTTTTGAAGACGTTGCTGCTCCTTTAGTCCCGCTACTGTAACCGAATTATATTTCGTTCGCGCGCTAGTCAGTGCATCAATTGCCTTCTTATCATTTTTGAGAAGCGAACTATTCACTCCAGAAGAACTTGCAAGACGAGACAGCCTGTCATAAAGTCTATCAATAGCATCGGTGCTTTTCTCAACTTTTTTTACATCAACAAAATCTACTTTATTACCATCTGTCAAACCTTGAAGCTTTTTTAGTTCGCTCATCAAAGAAGAAAAAGTATCTTCAAATTCACGATTTAAGCCTTTACCTAGACTTAGCTTACTAAGTTCATTTTGAATGGTCTGAATTTTAGAAGATACTTTTTCTATATTGCCATCAAAGGCAATTTGTATTACTCTTTTTTCTGCCATTTCTCCCTCCCACATAAAAAATCAGCATTAGCGGAAAACTAATGCTGATATCACTTAGAAATCACTATCTATATCATTACTCAAAATATAGAATTCTCCTACATAAGAACTCCCTTTTGAACCCACTGGAACGCCTACCGCCGAGAAATTAGCAACCACCGGTGTAGCTTGCGCGCCCAGCCGAATAGATAAATCAGACATTAGTTTCAACTTTGGAATTTTGAAAAGTCCAGTTACAACTTGCCCGGTTGTATCGTCCTTTACTCTAGTTCTAGCTTCAAGTTCTACGAAGCCAGTCAATAAACGCTTGCCCAATTGAATTTGAGAAGCACCATCCATATAATTATAGGTATATTGCGCTACCACTTCTGTATATGGATTTTCAATTTTTACTCTTTTTCCATCCAACCCAAAAGAAATTTTTTCTCCAGTTTTTTCTTCATATAAGAAGAGTCTTATTGGAATTTCTTTTAGATCGAACTCTCCATTCTCATCACTTTCTATTTTCTCGCTAAACAAGACTGGAATAGGGTCATCTTTCTGAAAGTCCACCAATTTTGAGTTCATCAGAAGAGCCAGCTGAGTTTTTGAAAAGACTCCTTGAGAAAATGAAAGAGGAAGTTCTTTTGTTGTTTCCCAATAGACATGTGCACGATTATCAAAGCCACCTCGTGCAGCTACAAAATTTTTTACTTCTTTCAAAGCTCCAATTTGAATTTTATCAAAAGTAGCAAGAACTTCTCCTTTTTCAATTTTTCTATTCCCAATCTCTATAGGATAAGTAGCTTTCAAATAGCATGGCTCTAATTCCTTGAAAGAAAATAAGTCTACCATTTTATCCTCCAAAAAAAGAGCGATGGAGGCCAACCTCCACCGCCCTATTTTCTCTATTCAGATTTTAGATATCATACTTGACTAGCTTCATCATTTCGCCGTTCTTTGGACGGAGAACCTTCATCTGCATATCAAAGACAGTGGGGTCGCCCTCAGCTTCCATTGTTAGAGTAACGTCAGAAAGCATCTTTGCCTTTGGAATTTGAATTTGGAAGAAGCTATCGTTACCGGTATCTTCACTGCGGCAGTAAGTGTCGCCAATACATGCATAAGTTCCGGGGAACGTCTCAGCATTGATAACAATTTCAGTGTGGTCTTTGGTAATAACCTTATCGGTAATATACACAGCCTCGGCGCTCCATTCGGTACTGGAAGTGCCAGTAGCAGTATAATAAACAGCATTAGTAGAAACAGTATGCTTCTTACCAAGACCAAGGTCTAGTTGAGTTGGCGCAGCACTAAGTGTACCAAGCTTAGTCAGATTCCAAGTACGAAGTACGGAACCACTAGCAGGAGCAGAAGCACCATCGGCATCGCCAAACATGATTGCCATAGACTTAGCAGAGAAAAGAGCGTCCTGAAGGTTCAGGGTAATTTCACGGCCAAAGTCCCATAGAATTAATTCGCTGTTACCCTTACCACCACGAGCAGAAGTGCTATCAGCGGTCTGCTCGACGGTTGAAATTTTTAGAGTATCCAGATATAGCGCAGGGGCGCCAATAGAACCGTCGTCATTGATATCATATAGAGTGAAGTCACAAACTTCCTTAATCATAACATTCAACAGGTTCCCAATCTGTCCGCATTTATTGTGACTAGATAAATGCTGCTTAGACTTTCGCCTAAGATTAGACTATATCTTCCTCCAATAAAATTGGAGGTCTTGCACAGAGAGCTAGGATTTTGCTCTACTTAGTCGTTGAACTTTCATCAATTATCCAGAAATATCCACCACTAGTTCCTTTACCTCTTGTAATTACTTTTTTTATTCCACTACCACTTGTCAATCCGACCGCTCGACCAGCTTCTTGAAGAGAACTAAATCTGTTTAGAATTTCTCCTGTCTTTGGGTCAATTTGGCATACAGGAATCGGGCTTTTTGAATTTTTGGGAATTGGAGGTAAATACTCTTCTTTTTCTTTTCTAAACTGAAAAAATGAAGCATGTAAAATAGTGCCGGCAAGTGCTCGTGTTATTGCACTTTCTGATATGTCCAATTCTTTCGAAGCATTAGAAATACTGCTATAACTGCCTACGTAGCTCCCGTTTTTATCATATACAAAAACTTTTGTATAATTTTTTCGAGCTAAATTATTTATATCATATCTTTCAATATAGCTATCCAAAAAAATCAAATTGTGAGCCTGTTTTCGTCTTTGCTGCTTCATTATTATACTGATTGTTTCAATAGGAACTCCTGTTTCCACTGAAGCCTCCGTCAAGCTTGAATAATGCCCAACATATTCTCCATTCTGCGCCGAATATACATAAACCTCTTTCTTTTGCCCCCCTTCTCCACCTTGAGCAATATTATATCCATGGGGGTTTCTTGTATTATATTTTTCAATATAAAAAATTTCTTTTTCGCCTAAAATTGATAAAGGGGCTTCTTCAATTATTTCTACCTGAAAATTCAAAAATCCATATTTATTTATTGCTCGCCAAAAAAGAGGACATTTCTTATACCCTATCCCAGAGACTAAATTTATAGCTCTCTTTTTCAAAGTTCCTATTGCTTTTCCAATATAACTCTTTCCAGATGGACTTGTGTATTTATAAATAAAACCATTCCCACTAGTAGGCTTTCTATAATATATTTCTGAATTGATGCTTAGCTGCTGATTGTCCATTTTAGACCTCCTTCGAGTTCACTATCTAACTATTTTTTCACTCTCACGCTTAGAATTACTTCTTACGTTGTAGTCAGTTAGCTTTAGAATCTTCCAGCAATTCACAAGATTTTTCCAATAAGAATTACTTCTTATGGTGGCATTTTATCTACCATAGCGACTTAGAATATCAGCCATTTTATAGCCTCCTATAAAAATTTATTCATCCATATCAATGTTTCTAACCCAATATTTGGGTTTTACTTTTTTAGCATCAGCGCCAGCAAGTAAGCTATCAACATCAAGTTGATATTTTTCTTTTTCTTGATAGTAACGTATCAAAATTGGAACTGAAGCATAACTCAACTCTCCAAGAGAAAGTGGATTTAGTCCAAAACCCATACAACAAAGTGAAGCCAATGATGAACCTAATTGGAGACCTTTTCCTGATTTTGCCTTCACTCTATCACGATAACGAGCTTTGGCTTTCATCCTTTTTAGACGCGGGTCCTCATTTGGATTGGGAGGATCAATTTTCTTTTCACCAAGCATCGCGCGCACTTCATTCTGAAAATTGAAAAAATTAGAATCATCAATAATCTTCAAATCATCAATTTTTTCAATTTTTTTCAAAACTTTTTCAATGTCCCCAATAATAATTTTTTTCTGCTCATAAAGAAGCGTTATGGGTTCATGAATAAAAAAGAAAAAAGCGTCATTGGTCAGTTGTCGCATTTCTTCACTGTTATAAGCATTGGTAAATAATGTTTCAAAAGGCGACAACATGTTGGCTAAATCTAACCCTTTCTCAGTGAATTCGTCCTCTATCTCCTCTTGAGACAAAGTAAGAACTCTTTTATATAAAGGAAATTTATCATTCCCAACTACATCTTTTATCTTGGGTGGATATATTTTACAGAGATTATCAAAATTTTTAGGGAAGCCAAGAAAAACTCTTTCATCAATCATATAATGAAAAAGAATATGTCATTTCGTAACAGGAAATTTCATCTGTAAAGAAATTGGCAGCAAAATCTCCACCATGAACTCGACCGAGGCCATCAATATTCTTCCCGTTCAAAGAATTCTGAATTTCTCCCATTATACAAAATGGTCGAAGGTTCTCATCTTTGATAATCCATTGAGTCATAGGAACAAAAACTTCAATAGCAACAGATAAATCTTCAATTTGATTATTAGCATCATTTTGATGTCCATTCACCACTCGGATAGAAATCAAACTTTTTGCAGTTTCTTTCGGTCCCACACGAGGAACGATTTTTATCAATTCATTGAAAATTTCTTCCTGTATCTGTTTCTTTGATAAGTTCTGATTTGCTAAAGGATCTTTATCTGTATAATAAAGATATTTGAGAAGATTTTGATTTGATTGGAGTCTAGTAACAATTTTTTGAAGATAAGGCCCAATTTCTCTTAGATTTCTAATCATTTATTTTTCCCTCCATTCAGCCAAAAGAAATCCTCATCTGTATCATTCTCTTGCTTCATAGGCGCGGGTGTCAAATCAAATTCATAAACTGGGTCAATTGTCACATATTCAACTCCTTCACTTGATTGAAAGTCGTATCCTGTTACTCGATAATATTCCTGAAAAGGTTTTTCACCGACAATAAAATAATCGTCTTTTTTTATGTATTGATTTCTTGGCATAATGAAGAAACTAGTCTTCAAATTCTCTGTATAAAGAGTATCCATTCGACTTCTTGAACGAAGTTCATCTATCAACATATTGTTTTCTTGACCATACATATAAGCCCAAGTATTTTGAGTTGAACCATCTCGCGCGGTCCAGGTCAAATAGTGAGTCATATGAAGCATAATATAACGGTTATATCCACTTGCTTTTATTCGTTCAAGATAATATACCATCCAAGGCTCTTCAATTCCATCTTTATTCGGTATCATAAGAACCGTTCCGTTTGGAATTTTTACTTCAATTTTTGTCAAAAGATAATGAAGAGCTTTTGTCTCATCTTGTTTATAGCGTTCAAAACTACCTTCAACATCGGTGTTATTGTATTTGAAAACTGTATAATAAACAGAACGAGAAAGATATAACTCAAATTGATGCTCGCGCTTCCCTTGAAGTCGTGACTGATAATCATTGCCATAACGATTCAGTCGCTTATTATAAATATCATAATAGTTCATTAGTCTTCCCCAATAAAGTCATACAACTAAAAATTGTATTACGAAAATATTCATAACGAAGATAACGAAGCGAAGAAATTTTAGCCAGCAAAATATAATAGTTTATTGTGCGTAAATCCTCTGGAAAACCAAGAAGCTCAGTAATAATCGAATCAAGAAATTTTTCCCACTCGCCATTCTTTTCAAATTCACACAATAGACCAAAAAGTTTGCTCTTTAGCTTGTTGATATATCCTTCAGCAAATTCTTTTTTCATGACTGCTCGGCCAACTTACGATAAGCAAAGGGCCTCCGCTTTATAGAACGATAATAAATTGCTTCTAACTGCGCGGCAGCCTTTTGTTCGGTTTTTAGCATTTGATCAAACTTATCAAGAAGATTTGCTTGAGAAAAGTCTCTTTCCTCATAAAGAGGTTTTACATTTTCCCAGCAGAGAATGGTCCTATTGAGCCATTCTACTTTCATATAACAAGCTAAAATTTGAATTTCTTCATTATCTAAATCTTCAATGAAACCTTCGTTATTCCATTCAAGAGATTTGCGGGGGAACTTGAAACGAGTGACAGCGCCAGTTAGAAGTGTTTCTAAATCAGCCTCTAATTCTTCCTGCGACCATCCTTGCCACTCATCCTCTAAAATCTTTGACAAAAAAGCTTTATATACCGTTTGTAAAGGAGTCGCCATTTATTAGCCCTCCTTAGCCTGCCTATTTAGTTCAATTGCTTTTAGAATATCCTTTTCACAAGCTTCTTTGATGATTTGTGCTTTTTGAAAATCTCCTAGCTCGTTATAAATAGCATAATCAGATAGCGCAAGCATTTGTTCATATGTGAGCTTTTTGATAAATGCTTTGAACTCATTGATTGGCATAACCGTCATCGCGCGCTTCATTTGAGGCTCTTCTAGTGGAATTAGATTGACTGGCTCTGTAGCATCTTCTGGTTCAAGCCCCAGATCTTTCTTTACTTGAAGATCATCAATATAAAGCATTCCGCTTTCTATCATATAACGGAAGCCATAATCATACATCATTTCTTGTAAAAACTCGCTATCTACTGTAAAAGATGAGCCGCGCGCAATTAGTTCACGACGGAAATTCAAGTCTGGAATTTTTACCAAAACTGAACCAGAATACTTACTAATAATTTTTACCTTAGACATTATGAATACTCCTTTTACTCCAAAATTTAGAAAAAGATGGAGGAGGAGCTACCTCCCCCATCCATTATATATCGTAGGGATTTATCAAAGATTGACGTAGGGGTTCTCGTAAGTTTGCTCGATACCGGTATTTCTATAAATACCCCAGTTATGATGAGCAAGAATAGCACAGCCCATCTTCTGCTCAGCATAAATCTCGGTAGAACCATCACGGTTCTGGTAGTCACGAATTAGAGAGCCACCTTCGAGTCCAACCTTGACAACCTTCTCACCGCCAGCGGGAAGAACATAAGCAATCTGTGGGTCAATCCAGGTCTTCTCATTGCTCTCGTCAATAAAAGACTGACGAATTTGAACGACTGGGCAACCGCGGAAGACGTTGATGTAACCAGTATTATGAATAGCATCAATATCTTGAGGATGATAAATGCCATTGGTGGTATTGGCAATACCAGAAACAATGGCGTCAGCACCCATCGCACCAATGAACTCAGGAGGAGCAAAAATAGCAACGCCATTGCCATACGCACGAACAACATTGACTAACTTGACCATCTTCTCAGCATCCCAAGAAGAAACGTCAACCTTATTAGCGGCAGGACGAGCAGAGGCACTGATAGCTGCACGGAGGGCTTTATAAACCTCATAATAAACAGCGTCAGTTAGACCCTCATTTAGAATAGCCATACACTCGGCTAGAGACTCCGCGCCGTCAGCAACACGTTGTAGGTCAACAGAGACACCGCCACCAACATTGTGCATATTGAGTGTAAAGGTGTCAGAATCAAGACGGAAAGTCTCATAAACACCATTGATAGCAGCCTGAGTTAGGAACTTCTTGGCGCGTAGCTTGCCCTTACGGACCTTGAACATAACCTTCTCGTTATTCTTCGTGGTTTGAACATCAGCAAAAGCACCAATGGCATCAATAACCTTTGCAGGAAGAATTTCGTTATAGGCCTTCATGACAATTTCATAAATGTCATAACGATTCTTCATAAACTGATTGTAGGAGCCCATTAGCTCACTAAGACCATCAGCAAAAGCGGCCTGCATATCAACTTCCTTATTTGCATAAGTGGCAGGCACAGTACCCTTTACGGCGTGAAGGGCAATTTCTTGTAGTTCAGCAATAGTCATTTTATTACCCTCCTATTACACATCTAAAACTTGTAGCTTTACGCCCTTCTGACCGTCGGGCATAGTGCCATACTCAACGACCTTTAGCTTTAGACCAACGGTAGGAGCAGTGGCGGTCAAACAAACAGCACCAGTAGCATCAACTTTACCATAAACAGCAGCAGTCTTATATGCCTTTAGTGCAGTAATGAGCGCTGCTTCATTAGTATATTCTGTATCAGAATAGCAAATAGTGTTAGTATGCCACTTATCGCCAACAGCTGGATAACCTAGACGAGGTAGGAAGTCATCAGAGCCATTTAGCTTGAAGTTCTTTAGACCAGGCATTCTCTCGTCATACATATGCTCAGTAGAATAAACCAGAGCGAGAGGAAGAGAATTGTCAGTAGCAAACTTTACAGTGCGGTTAGCCTCGTCAACAGCAAGAATCATACCATTCTCAACTGGAACAGAAGCAAAATCGGTAGCATCGGGCGCGCACTGAGCCACGATACGTCCATCACGACGGAAGGCAACGTTGTTTAGCTCAACCTGGCCGTAACCGTCGATTACTAATCTCTTAGTAGCCATTTTTAGTCCTCCAAAAATTTATTACTTTACATAACGAGCAAGAATCTCGTCGATGCCATTCTTCTGGACATCTTTGCGTAAATAACCATTATCCTTTTTCTCATAGAAAGAGAAATTCGTTTTCTTCAGCTCATAAGCTAATTCTTTATCTAGGTCAGCGACAGAATATTCTGCTGCCTTCTCACGATAAGTATCAAGAATTTCTTCAGAAAGCTTGTCCTTATACTCTGTGAAAACCGCATTCTTCTGTTCTGCTTCGATGGATAGCTTATACTGTTTTAGTCCTTCATTTTCAGCAGTTAGACTTTCAACTTTTTGATGTTCAAGTTCATAACTTGACTGAATTACAGACTTCTCTGTATTCAAAGTTGCGATATTATTTTCTAACTCGGTAACTTTGAGTTCAAAACCAGAAATTTTTTCAGCATTTTCTTGCGCGTGCTCAAGATTTTCATTTACAAGCTCATACGTTCCACCATTGAGGTCGCGCAATGTGTCAAGAGTGGTCTTTTCCTTTTCAGTAACATCGACAACATAAACGCGAACTTTTTCACCAAGAGCTACACTATCGGTCTCATCATTTTTAGTATAATAAATACGCTCATATTGCGCATTTTCATAACTATAAGCTAGAGCATATTCGTCATATACATCACAAATAGCATAATCAATTGTCCAATTGCCTTCCTCTGTATAGTTTGGATTGAGCAAAGACCAAAGAGCATCGAATTTCTGGCTATCAGACAACTTAAAATTCATCTGAGGCATTTCTTTTTGTCCTCCTTTGGAATATGTCATTTCAATCTCTTGAATTTTCTTTACAACTTCTTCAATATTTTCCTGTAATTGGAAAAAAGCCGCGCCTTCAAAACATGGCTCAACATCCTTCCCTAATACTTGAAGTCCTAAGAAACATCCTTCGTCAAAAACAATATATTGTTGACCATGAATAATTTCTCTGTGGTATTGTAAGGAAGGTTCATAAAGTTCCATTGATTGTGCTTTACCAATAATATCGCTGGCTTCTTTATAAAGTGCAGTAAAAATTAGGACATCAACACAAGCATATGTGCGCACAACCCCATCCTCATCTTCATGTTCTTCCCATTGAAGATGTGGATTTTCTGGCACAATACCATAAATTCGTCCTTCAGAACGCCGCGCGCCATGGTCAGTAAAATCATCATATTCATAAATACCTTTGACTGGCGCGTAAGCTATTGTTGACAGAAGTTTCTCAGAAAACTCATCCGTTATATAAGTGCCATTGCGGTTGCCGTATTTATAAAAAATACGGCACCGTCCTTTTGAAAGCACGTCATTATACTTTTCTAATTTCCCATAAACGGAGACAGGAAACTCGAAATTATTCATCGGTCTTCACGCCTCCTTGCTTATTGATTGATTCTTCTTTCTGAATCGTTGAAGGAGCTTTTTGTTCTGTCGTTTTTGTGGGGCGTCCAGGGCCATTTCCAGCTGACTCAGTATAAGAAGAAGCAAGAGGAATTAGTTTATCACGAAGACCTAGCGCTTCATTTTCTAATTCCTTTATTCCAAGAAGTTCTCTTTGTCCAACACCAATCGCGATAGATGGCAATAGATAGCTATATCCAGCTTGCGCGAGCTTCATGGAATCAGTAATAAATTCAGATTGATTGTAATAAGTAATTGGCAGAATGGTATATTTGAAAGAGATATTCGTATTTCCAAAAAGTCCATTCACTAAATCGGTAACAAAGCGGGCAATTTTATTCATAAGTATCATCATAAAGGACATATCATTACGAATAGAATTGTCAAGAGCTTGTGCTCCCGTTGGTGAGAATAATTGCGCACTGACACTAGCTTCAGCATATACATTTTGAAGCATCTTTTCCAAATTATTAGAAACTGCATCTGAAGATGTTTTAGAAACAATTGAATCAACATCAGCATATGTAGTCAATACTGAGACATTCTTATTTCCAGCCATCATCTCGACCGTGCCAGCGTGCATTTCAACCGCTTCCTCCGGTTCAAATAGAAGTGAACCATCTTGAAGATGAGGGATTTTTTGAATTAGAATTTTTCTAATTTCGTCCAAATCTCTTTCTCTCTCGGTATCTACTGCTTCGTCATATTGAATTGTTGCGGGAATTGTAGAAAGAAAGAGCGGAGCACCATCTTCGATAAAAGAGAAACAAACTCCTAACTCTGAAGGCACCTTTACCCACGAGCAAGTTTCCCTACCTTTTACATATCGACGATAATACTTACTAATTACTGATGGGAAAAGAGATAATTCTTCTTCTCTCTCTTCTTTATCAATAATTTGAGAGAAATAAGTAACATCAAATTCAATTATATCTCTGCCATATATATCCTTATAGCATGAACGAGCGAACTGCGCAGGCAAATCAAGAAGAACCAAATCATTCTTATCAAGTCTTTGAATGACGCCATAATAGCATCCGTCAATAAGCGCGCGCAATGCCACTTTTGTCTCGAATTCCTCCAGATGAAGCTTGTCTATATAATTCAAAGCATTATAATAACGTTTTTGAATGTGGTCGGCGGAGAGTTGTTTGCCATACGCCGGGACTGGCGCCAGCAATCCGGCCCCTTTCATCAAGGTAGCATAATACAAAAGAATTCTCTTATAAAGCCCATCCAGCGAAAAATAATTTCGAGATAAAATTCGTTGTTCTGCTAAAGAACCAGAACTAATAATTTCATCTATCTCCTTCAAGGAATATTTGCGCAATCTTCGAGAAGCTCGCGCACCAGATAGATAATCATAGTCTCCATAGGCCTCTCGGCTTTTGGCTACCATTTGTTCTCGCGCGCGGGAAAAGGAGGAAATATCGCGCGCGGTTTTTACTTTGTTTTGTTGATTTTCCAATTAGGTTCCTCCCGTAAAGAATACGAGTTTTCTTTTATTGAGACCTCGTTTCCTTTGTCGTTTTTGTTCTTCTTCCTCTATTTCTTTGATGCGCCAAAGGCCATAAGCAAATGAATAGTATTTATCATCTGGGAACCGAGTATTGATTGGTTCAAGGACGATATCATTGCCCGTTTGTTTTGCACGAAGGTTCCCCATTTCATTGAAAAGTTTTGTTGTATTTTCATGCGGGATAAGCCGTTCTGCACGCTCTTTCATAGACATCTTCTGGCCTTTTTTTGTGGCAAGAAGTGAAGCGCGCGCCTCTTGTTCAGAAATCAAGAAACGAACAAGGCCACTATTTAGACGAGCATAAGCGTTGCCATTGATTTTTGATTTCAATGGGCCATTTGCTTTCATTGAGTATAGAATTGGAATACAATTTTTTGGTTGAATTTTTTTATAATCATCATTATTGAAAAAGCCGTAAGCAGGAAGTTCACGCCCTCGGCCATCAATATGAGTTTTTATCATTTCGTCGGCTATTCCCAGACCTAAGCCATTAGTGTCAATAAGGACTTCGCGCGGATTATATCTCTCAATTAGGAGTTTTATATCAATTGCCTGTTGAGAGAAAGTTTTAGTTTCCGCTTGACGCCCTAGAACATAGATATTTACTACTGTTGAATAGTATTTGCCATTTACTTTATTGACTCGAAATACTGTTGCTACTGTACTATCGTGAATTCTCATTTCTATTTACATGGAGTCGCTAATTCCATGCCATGAGGCTTTATGTTTCCATAAAGATTAGACTATATCATTATCCCAGTGGGATATCTTCCATTTCAAGGCGCTTGCCTCTACTCTCTTGCGAGATAGTCGTTGAACCGTCCGTAGATTGGTTGCTGATTACCCCAAGGGGCGTCCCAGCAATTAGAAAGATACACATTTTATATTACTACAAAATAGGGCAGAACTAAGGGCCTACCAATATCTATCGACAGTAAGTAGAAAACATTTGGATCGTCTTTATATTTTTGATGCCACTCTGGATTTTTTTTCTTTCTGTATTTAGAAAGTTTCTCAAAATCATACCAAGCTTCACTGCTTCCGCCTTCCCAAATTCCTAAAAACTCTGCTGCGAAAGTGGCTTCATTGTAAGAGGATGAGAATTTTTGACGTTCGACGAAAGCTTTGTCTACCAGGCCATGCATTGCGGGCAATCTATAATCAAGTCCCATCACAAAAGCGTGCGCCGGGTCAATTATAGCCTGTATCATTGTCTCACAAAGTAACGCGTAAGCATAAGACGATTTAGTGCCCGCAGAAGTACCACTAATCATTTGCTGATTTACAGCTTCATATGGATTTACAAGGCCAAGCGCATTACGACGGGAAACATTCAATTGAGGAATAATAATTTCACTAACTACGTCTTCGTCAGCATCACGGGTTTCATCGAGGAAAATTGAGTGGCGTCTTAATCCTCTGGACGAATCCGTGGCGCCCTCGACCGTAAATAGCGAACCGTTTTTGAAATAGGCTTCACCGACATCTTTTGATAAATTGATGTGAGGCTTGCCCATAAAAACTTCGAGTTCTTTTTCAAGAAGCGGCCAAATCTTTAGTATCTCAGCTATCTTTTCTTTGAAGATTTTTCATTTTGTTAGCTTATGCTTTCACATAAGATTAGACTATATCTTTTACCATAAAGGTAAAATACCATTTCAATTATCTTACTCCCGAAGGATAGTCGTTGAACTTTCTAAAAAAGTGCTAATATGTCCAAGTTCTGTATAAGGAACTCTAATCAATGTAATATCGTTGTTTTTGCACCATTCTTCTTTTTGTTTATCTCTGTCTTTTACTTTTTCTAATTGCCTTTCTCCTCCAAAATATGGAACTGGCTCTGTATGTTGTATTCCATCATATTCTATTATAATTTTTTTCTCTGGCAAATAGAAATCAAAAAAATGATTTTTATTATTTATTTTTTGAAAGTATTGATAAATAAAAATAATTTTATGATTTTGAAGCCATTCTAAAATTTCTTTTTCGCCTTTTGTCATTTTTTTATTACATTTTGGACATCCATTATCCAAAAGGCGCTCTGCATTTTTAGAAAATATAAATCCACAACGATGTCTTACTAAAACTTTACTTTTTCTAATTCCTTGCCACTCTTGTGGCTTTTCAAGTATTTCAAAAGAATTAGGAAATTTTTCTTCAAGTATTTTTTGAAATTTATCAAAACTAAACTGATATCCATTTTTTGCGCAATACGGGCAATTTTGATTTATTCGAGCCTTTTCATATTGCCTTTCAAAAATTGTTGAGCATTTTCGACATTTACAGTGAACAATTTCATTATATTTCTCTGGGATACCTATTACGTCTATTTCCTGTAATTCAAAATCTTGTATCATTTTTTCTTTATTCTGTAAAAAATCTATTCTAGGATTGCAACTCTGGCAAGAACTTTTCTTATTTTTATCATAAAAATTTTGAAATTGACTATATCTATAAATTTTTCCGCATCTATTACATTTATAGCTTCCAGGGTATTCAGCTCCTTGAAATTCTAATATAGTAATATCCCATCCTTTTTCTTTTGCATACTGTTCAGCTTTTTCTTTCCCAGCTTTTGCTTTCTGTAATCTTTGTGGATAACATTTTTTACATAAAGTTGTTCTTTTTAGTAATCCATCCGCTCTTTTTTGATAAATTTCATTACATTTTTTACATTGATAAACGGTATAATTCTTTACACCCGTAAACGAAATCAACTTTATAGGTGTAATCTTATTTAGTTCTTTTTCAAAACTTTCAAAACTATACATATTAGCCTCCTTAGCTTAGCTGCTGATTACCCATTACTCAGCTCGTAGGCTTTCGCCATAAGCTATTTCAAAACTTGTTTCTGCTTTCGCTCCAAATAAAACAAGAGGAATTCTATCTGGCATTTGAATTTTAGGGCTTCCCAGCAATTAGATATTTGATTTATCTCCTTTTTACAAAGGAGAGGCGCAAAATCTTACGCCTTGTGTTTTGACTGGCGCAACGAGTGAACATTTGTGGCCAGGGATGAAAACGCATTGTAAGAACATTCCTAGAACAGAAAGAAAAGATTTAGAGGCTGCGCGTGTTGCTGTTATATAAACTTGATTATAACGCATCAGAGACCTCAAGAAGCATCGCTGATACGGAAATAGATCAAACTGGCTATTTTCTGGTTGGATTGTGTCTAAGTAGACGTCAGGGTATACGGTATAAAGTTGCGTCAAATCCGCAAAAAACTTTTCATTACGCAATAAAAAGTCTTCAGTAACTTCAACACCTTTTTCAAGTAAAATGCCATCTCGATAGATACGATTATCTTGGAGAAAAGGAGAAGTGGGCGGGCGCAATTGAATTACATTACTCATATGCCCATCTCTCCTTCTGTTTCAAAGTCTTCACTATCCTCATCTTTGAAAACTTCTGCTTCGTAGAGGTCTGCGTCGAAATCTTTTTGCTCTGTCTCATAGAAGTTTTCGCTTTCTTGGACATTTTTGAGAGCTTGGAGGCGCGCGGTAATTTCTTCACTTAGACTACTTTCATTTACATAGAGACGCTGGTTCCAAGCTTGAATATTTTTGATAGTCTCGTCGATAACATCACGTGTTGCGCCGTCATAGAATTTATTTTGATTTCCGCGCTTTTCAAGCCAAAGTGCCAATTCACCAAAGCTATCAAAGTCACGCGCGTTCTTTATATTTTTAGGTGTGAACTCAGCGGTTTTGACTAGCTTGTCATAGGTTGCCATAAATTTATCGACATCTTTATCTCCCGCGCGAATGCGACTATCAATCTCATACGAAACTTTACAAAGTTTTTGAGCTTGGTCAATTTGAAGCGCGCCGACTACATTTTGAGACATCAAAAGTCCTTGATAAAGGTTCTCAAGATAATCGAGAGCCTCTTCATCGTAATTCGCGCCCCATCGCGCGCGCAGCTCATCGAAATGCTTCTCCTTCAAAAGCGGAATCTCTTCTTCCACTAAACCGACTGCCTTTAGTTCTTGATATTGCTTGAAATAAGAGTCCCACCCAAGGCCCTCATAGTCTTGCGAAGCAAAAACTTTGGAATAAGCTGCCCACACGCTATCAGGAGAATTGAGTTCGCGCAATCTCTCCCATTCTTTTACAATAAATGGAATATCAGCCCATTGGCACAACTTATCAATAAAGCCCCAATCAAAGTCGTGTTCGCGCAACATCGAAGTAACGCATGAATTACAAAGTGGAAGATGGTGGTCGGGATAGAATTCGCTGTGAGTGAAAGCAAAATCCTCTTCTGGTTGTTCTACCTGACATCGCGCGCACCGTTTTGAGAGAAACGAACGCTTAGGGCGAGGAATTTGAGGAATTACTGGCATTTGGAGGCCACCTCCTCTTCAAGGGTCGCGCGCATTTCTTTATTGTCTTTTTCTACGCGGCGCAGCACTTTTATAAGTTCTCGTTTTTGCTTTCGTCCCATTTTACCGAAAGCGACAACTGTATCAATAAAGACATCCTCAAAAGGACGGTGATCGCGCGCTTCCGTAGTCAGCGGAACATTGAGAAGATTGGTAAGCCCCAAAAACTCCTCTACTTCCAGTGACGCCGCGCGTGCGACAAACTCGTTTACTAAATCTAGTTTCAATTTTTCCTCCTTTCGCGCAGCGCTTTTTCGCAAGCTTTGCAACGGGGTGAAAAGCCATCTGAAGATTTTGCTTTGCGCATAAAGTAATCTGGAGTCCTAAGTAGCGTGCGCGCGCAATCCTTACACGTTTTGAAGTTTTCGGGGAAAAATAACTCCGAAGTAACTTGGTAATGCGCGGACGCCGCTGCGGCTATTTTCGGCAATATCTTTTGGCGATAAAGAGTTGAAATATAATTTTCGCCATAGGATTTGCCGTATTTTGATGCTATCTTCTCTACAATTTTAGTGTTGGTTTCGTGTGCGACCTTCGCGCGCAATATGTCGAGGTAGAGAGGTGAAAGTCGTGCGAGTTTTTGGTAATAGGTAAAAGTGGAAAAAAGGGCTTGAAGGCCTTCATCAGAGTTTTGGTCGGGCAAAAGCTCAGAATAAAGAGAGATAAAAGAAGCGAGGTGCGCGGGATCGCGGAAATCAAATGAGTTCGGCGCACTTGAGGGTTCGCGCCAGATGGTTTTGGAGAGAAGCTTTTCTTCGTCTGGGGTTAGAGTGCCGGGAGTTGGAAACTCACCGGAGGAGGGGAAAATTTTTGGAGCCAGTTGAATTGGGAGGTTTCCGAGTGGAAGAATGGGAATATCTGCGTTTAGGAGTGGAGGAGGTGTGGGGTCTTGGACAATAGTAGGAGTATGACGCTGGATTAGGGGGGCCGCGTAAGTATCACGCCATGGGTATTGTTCAGAACGTTTCTCAACTAGAAGTTTTCGTTTCTTCAAGTAAGCATATTCGGTTAGGGATTGGGCGTGCGCGCGGATTTCTTCGGCTTCCGCCGAAGTAAAACGTTCGAGGAGCTGACTGCGGGGAGGCTTGGTCTGACGGCCAATAAAGTTTTCATAGAAGCGAGTTTCGAGGTCGAGCGTATCAATTTCGCGCCAAAGGTCTTCAAGGTGCGCGAGCACATAGGGAGAAGCGAAAGAGCGAGCTTCTTCACGAGAAAAGACTCGACGCGTTTTTTGAGTTTTTGGAGCGACGTAAGGAGAAGCAAGACGTGCTTCGAGGAAAGTGGGGTTTTCTTGTAATTCGTCAAGAGATTCGACTTTTTTTTCTTTCTTTTTCCAGAAGGTTTCTAGTTCAATGGTTTCGTCAGAATTCTTATCTCCCCATAGAACATAGTCGGCCATTAGCTCTAGTTCGGATGAAGTTGGCGTAAACGCCAAGGTTTCAAGATATTTTGTAAGAAAGACTTGGCGTTCTTCTGCCGAAGAAAGCGAGAAGTCTAGTTGTAAACGGTTCCGTTTAGGCATTTCATATAAGCCCTCCATAGTCGAAATTT